TGCGTCCATAGTTGCAAGAGAGTTTTGTAAGAATAGACTGTCAATTGGACCCTCTACAACATAGATACGCTTAGACAAGTCTACACGATCAAGACCAAATACTTTTTTGTTATCATCACTCAGCTTGATTGTGATGTATCTGACTTTGCTATCACCCAATGCACGACCTTGAAAGCCAAGTAAAGTCTTCTCTTCATCATAGAAGGGAAAGATAATCCTTTGCTCATCATACAATGTCTTCTCATAGTCAGGAATAGTTTCCATGACATAGCTCTTGAAGTTAGATGCATAGTAGATATCGTTCAATCTATCACGCGGAATCATACGCTTCAGCAGATACTGCTTTGCTACATGATCTTCTGGTAGTGAATTGATTGTAGGAAGATCAATACGCTTTTTGAATACTGGCTTGACCATAGCTTGCGAAAAGTCAGGCTTTGCTACATTACCAGAAGACTCATTCTTGTAGCGTTCCATCTGATACTCACGATACAGTGAGTTATCTATAAGCTTGAGGAAATTACCAAGAGATAGGCCTGTTCCACAATTATGACAAGTATAGAACACATCAGACTTGCGCCGATAGAAATAACCACGAGCCTTGATCTTGTTCTTATGGGAATCACCACATACAGGACACCTAAAGTTCCACAAGTATTCAGATTTCTGCTTGAACCGTTCTAGCTTGGGAGAGACTAGAGAAACGAACTTCTTATCGATGTATAAAGACATAATGCCACCTAGATTTACAAATAGGTGGCATTATAACAGATGGTAATAGAAAGTCAATTGTTAATTAAATAGCTTGGTAATGTTGATTGCATTGTTTGCGATCAAGAAAAGAAGGAATGAAATGATAGCCGCTATTCCGTATTTCCACATTTCAATTTGACCTAGACGACTACCTAAACCTTTTTCACTTCCTTTTATCTCTTCACGCATCTTATGAAGTTCAGCTAAGATTGTTCTTTCTGTGTCTTCAATTTTATCCGTGAGTTCTTTGTTTACGGTATTAATGCGATTATACACATCTTTAATGTTACTATTGTGTTCTTGTCTACGCATTTCGAGTATGCCCTGCACTTCTGAGGTTATTCTTTCATGACTTTCAATCCTCTGTTCTTGTAGAGCAATCATCTTGGTTAGATTAGTCGCAATTTCTTGAATCTTATCTATAGTCGTGTCGAACTTTTCAAGCAAAGCTGACATCGTGGTTACATCTTTTTTCAAAAGCTCAATATCAACTTTAATTTCTTGCTCAGACACGGCCATTACCTCTTATTGTTTTGATTATTTAGTAGTCTTCTTAGTTACTGTGATCTGCGCCTGAGGCAATGCAGTTCTATCTTGCTTTTCAATTGTACGAGAACCAAACCAGAAAGCAATGATAGTTGAGAAGAGTGCCATTGTCTCAACGTCCCATACGGCTCTCAGCATTTCTGGAACAGATTGACCAGTTGATAGCATCACATATGCTGCGGAAATTTTTACTGCAAGAAATGTAATGAAGAATACGTATGTGACTACTGGGCGAACAGAAGCGCGTAGTGCGTTAATAAAGATTCCACCATCAAGAGACTTATCATGATCAAGAGCAGATTGTCGTGACTGAGCGTCACCCTTAACCATTTCAATGTTGTAAGTGAGATCGGCTTGGCGTTCGGCCGCATCAATCTTAATTTTTGAAAGTTCAAGTTCATACTTAATCTCCTGCTTACGCTCAAATATTCTTACAATAGAAGGTAGCAAACTACCTACGATACCTAGAAATGGTGATAATAGTGCTAACATGGTTTACCTCTTTTTTGTTTTTCTTAAATAACTTTTGCCGTTCCATGTGAATTTAGAACCTTCAGGTGCAGCAGCAAATGCTTGGTCAAATGTTTGTTTTTTTGGAGCAAGATTAGCCGGTCTTGCTTTTGGAATTGGTGGCTTGACATCTACTTTAGATGAAGCTTTCTGTGATTCCGCTGGAGCCAAAGTTTCTTTTTTCGCTGCTGGATAACCTGATTGAGGCGCAACCAAAGAACCAACTTTTGGTTTTTCAACAGGTTCAATTTGTTTCTCTGTTGGACTTTGCTTTTGCATCATGTTCGCAAGTTTAAATTTTGTATCTGTTGCCATTCCTGCTTTGGCTGAACGAACATTAGGATAAGAAGAACTGCTGTATTCCTTTGTTGTTGAAGCTTTTTTCATATCATTGTCTTGAGCGCCACTATATGTTCCAAAAACTCTATCTTGAATTTTAGTAGAGTAATCAGGATGTGCAACATATGTTGCTTCAACTTTTTTAGGTTTATATGATACTGGTGTGTCCGCCTTTTCTACACCAGTTTTCTTCGGTATAGCAGTTATCTTTTTGCCTGACTGATCATATCCAGCAGCAGCCAAAGCGGTATTAAAATTGCCACTAGTATAAGCTTTATCTGGTTTAACTATTGGTTTATTAGAGATGCTTGATGGGTCAAGAGTTTGTCCGTTACCAAGATCATATCTTGAACCTGTAAAATCAACAGGTTCAAGTCTTTCGGACGGTTTAAACTTAGGTAATTCAGCAGGTTCTCGCGCCTGTATTTTTCTGGTAATTTCATTATTTTTAGAAAAACTTTTCATACTTTTGCTAAATCCAGGATCAGATGCTACTAGATCACTGAAACTTTGTTCAATCATAAACTCTAAGAATGTTTTCATTTTTTGTTCCTACTTTACAATTTGTACTGCGACTATATTTTTTCGATGTCATGTGAAAAATAAGCATGATCACGAACATCTTCATTACTATCATTCATAGCTTGTTTGAAATGTTCCGATTTTGCGCTTGGATGTTGAAGAGCTTCTATTTTCACATTTGGGTTTTTTATTTTACTATTTGATAGTATCGATGTGATGTGATGACTTTTGATTCTATTAGAATCGCTTCTAAGTAATCTTCGCAGACCTTCTGAATTATCATGAGCATCTGAAACAAGATCATCAACATGTTTGTCCGTAAGATTTGGATGATTTATCACAGCTTCAATAACTTTTGAGTTTCCATGTCTTAGACCTTTAGCAATATTATCGAATGAAGCATTTTTGTTACGCATTGCGTGTGGCGCATTATCTGTATCTAAAGCTTCATCAATATGTTTTGGTGTAATATCGCCAAGACTTAATGCAAACTTTCTTACCATATGATGTGGGTGTTCCATTGCAGACGATATCAAATGTTTAGGTAATCCTCTTGAAGCTGCTGCAATTGCAATGTCATGATGTGGACTTGATAATGCTTTTTCTAAATGATTTGATGTGACATGTTTACTGTGTGTTATAGCCGCCGCAGTTATATCAGGATCAGAATCTTCAAAAGATTTGTCTATCAAATGTGCTGGCAAATTTTCATTTGATGACGCGTGCCATCTAACAAAATTAACAGGATGACTCATTCCTTTTTCTAATACAGAATGTTGTGCATTTGGATGAGAAAATGCCGCTGCTGCAACAAGATGACTTTTATGATTTGCTGCTTTTTCTAAATTTTCGGTAGTCACATTTGGATGTTTTATTGCTTGAATACTGACATTATAGTCTTTATCATCTAGTCCTTTATTGATATCATCTGGTGTAATTGAAGTGTTTTCTGGATGAAACGCGGCTGATCTTACCTCATAATCTGGATGTGACAACAATGTTTTTGTATCACCAATAGCATATCTTCCACCGTCATGATATACCATCGGATTCTTTCGATATGAATGGCCTTCTTTGACAGGAAAATTAGTTTCTGACCAATTTCTTACCGTCTTGTCAAAAGATGAATCTGCATCACCGTATGTTCTTGATTCTGGTCTAAGAATAGGTTTAGTATATCCACGAGATGTGCTGTGAAATGGTTTGAGAGCTATTCTTGCCAAGGGTCTTTCTACTTCTGGATCATCAGAATGGTGCAAGTATGCTACGTGAGTACCTTGACTGACATCTGATTTGAGATAGTGTTTTTCGCAACCACCATCCATGTTCATGCAAGATGTCCACCCTTGATCAGTTGACATACCAGCAATATGATGAGGATGTCTTGATATTGTAACTTGAAGACCTTTTGATGCCTGTGTGGCACCTTTTCTTCTTGGATCATTTGTAAAAGCACTCATAACTTCAGGTGAAGCTTTTGTCTTGTTTAAAATCTTACCAATAGAAACATCACGACCATATTTGTCTTTTGCTGTGCCTTTTCTATAATCAGAGACAGAATAACCATGAGTTTTCAAATGATTTTCAACATCTGGATGCGGCCCTAGTTCAGGTTGACTTTCACTCTCTAATGGTATTGTAATTTTATGTTGACCAGGTGGAATCACATGTGAAGAAATATCTACAGCATTTGGATGTCCTTCAACATTCGCATTTGGAAATGCTTTAGTCCAACCATTCACAGTTTTCTTTTGTCTTGAGTTCAGACCTTCAGACAAAAGACTTACATTGTATCCGTATCCGTGACGGGATTCAAAAATAAAACTTTTAAAAGTTTTCATTATTTCTTACCTACGGGTGTTTGAGTTGTATTTGTTTTTTCTATTTCTTCACCATTCATTATTCTTGTAATCTTCTCTTGTCCACGAGTCCATGCCGCAACACCAATGATAGCTGCCATAGCAAGATGATAGAAACCGCCTTCTTTCAACGTGATAGGATTCCATTGCTGTTGTGAGAAATACATGAATGCTGCTGGAAAAATGATGAAGTCAAAAATACATACTGCAAAATATTGCCATGCAATCGCAGGTCTCCAATAAGATTTTAACCAACTTTCTTCGTTCATCTTAACCTCGCAAACTGCCAGTGCATACCATCACAACGGCGCTCATCTAGTGTGTTACCGTTACCGTTCCAATCACCGCCCCATACTGCACCAGTTTTCTTCCATGCATCAAGCACTTCAGGAAATTGTGCAAAGCGAGGAGTGTTATCACCTAATCCATTGTTAGCAGGGTCAAGATCAATCGCACATCCCCATGAGTGCATTGATAAGTTATTGCCACCACGCATCAATCGATAGTTATAACAACCAGCAAAGATTGATACACCCCAGTGATCAAGAGTTGCCTGCTTACCGCCTGCTGCATTGAGTAGATTGTTGAATGCTTCTTGGAAACCAACAAGACAGTTCTTGTTTACCTTAAACTGCGATACTGGTTTGCCAGCATATGTGATACGAAATGGCGGTTTGAAAGAAACAAGATATTCTGCTTCCCACTTTGCAGATGCTTGAGTTACATTCTTACCACGAGGATTACCATAGAATGAATCGCAGTCACGTTGTAATGGCCATGTTGTCATATCATTATCCTTATTGTTTTCCATAACGAGCAAATGTCATTGCACCTGTTCGTTCGTCTTGCAAAATGATTGGTTTGTTCTTTGTCTTAGGATGATTGGCATACTCACGAATATCATGATAGTAATCATCTTCTTCCAAGTATTTGCGCCAGTGTGTACCTTTGCGCTTTTGTTCTTTGATCTTATGGAATCTATCTGACGATACTTCAAACGTATCCCATTTACCAAATGTGCCGCGCTTTGCTCTCTTTATCATTGGCATCATCTGTGCAGGTCTACCTGGTTCACCTTGAGGACCAACACCAAGACCTGCAATTTGACCTGAACCAGCAGTCATCTCTTCTTCAAGACCAACTGCTTTCTTAGCCAGTCCTACATAGTAAGGAATTTTTGCTGCTTTTTCACCTGCACCGATTGCAGAACCTATAGCGCGGCCAACAACAGGTAATTCAGGAGCAAAAGCAAGAGCAGCATATCCTGCAATATCACCTGCTGCCGCGGCTTGAGGATTTTTGATATCGTCTCTGGCAAGCTTTTCTTTTTCTTGTTCAAGTTCTTTATTATACGTTGTGCCTTTACCATATCCTAATGCACTAGCAGTGTTCTTAGCTGCATATTGAGCAGCGGCGCTTGCATACTTTGCTCCACCAAAAGTGGCAGTATCAGCAGCATTTCTTCCAAAAGCATAAACTGAATCCGCAGACGGAAGATAATCCATTAGACCTTCGTCAACTTGTTCTTTACGTACTACTTTATATCTCTTCATCTTTTCTCTTGACTGCCTCTTGACACGACACTACCATGGCTATGTCCACCATGAAATGAATACTTTTATTATAACTCTTGTAATCTTCTACCTACTATGATGTCTATTCCAATGTCTGATGAGTTCATATACTTTCCTTTGATTCCATTGATATGCTGGGGCATAAAATTCAGAAACAATAGAAACGTCTTTAGTATATGGAAGTCGTTATCATCAATCTTGTAAAACAGCATTCTCACAGCAGGTTCAACACCAAACACATTGGTAAGAACAATTATATGATTGAGTATCAATCTCTCTTTCAGTTCACCTGTACTCTTATATCTCTTGATAAGTCTCTTAACATACTTTAGTCTTTTGAAGTCTTCTTCGAATTCACTCATGATGCAATTTGGTTTATCATAAGACTTCATCGCATATAGCATAAAGTTGTCATCATTTAAGTTTTCAATCATTTTTTAACTTGGCTTGAATCCTCTTCATCATATTGACTTTAAGTTTTGCCTTATCATACTTCTTATCATCTATGTACTCACCTGCTTTCTTGGCAGCAGAGCCATGCATCTTGACATATTTCCAATTACGATCATAATCGTTCTTGAAGTCTTTAGCTTCTTTTATATAATTATTTGATTTATATGACTCGTATGAGTCTGAAGCATCTTGCTCTTCATCATAGTAAGAGTCATCACCATCTTCCATTTCACCTTCGATATCTCCCATGATGTCATCAAGTTCTTCTTGGTTGACTATTTCGCAGAAGATATCAAATCCACCTTTATCATTCATTGAGTATTCAAAGTAAACGAAATATGGTGATCCTGTCTTCGTGACAACATCACCATTATTTCTCATGCCTATTCTTTCACCAAACTGATTGATTTCGAAAATCTCATGACCAGAATCTCCAGCAAGAAAGTTTGTTGCAGGAAGACCGATATGAAATGGTGCAAGAACTTTACGTACCATTTCTAGAGCATGATAAGGTGTTGCATATGGTCTAGCAGTGATAGCCGTCAAATGAATATTGATGTTATCTCTAACAGGACCATTATCAACACCCACAAAGCCTTTCTCGGTCTGAGCATAAGGCATCATTTCTTCATTTAGTATTCTTCGAAATCTTAACATGTCATTATGCCTTTATATTAGGTGCCTGGGAAGTATCTATCGTCAGCAGAGTTATCAAGTGTGATTGAGCCCATTGAAACAAGAGTTTCATAGTTTACACGACCTGCACGACCACCGAGTGTTACTGCAAATGTTGCTGGAACAATGTTTGCGCCGCCTGCAATTACTGTAGGTGCAACATTGAATCCTGCACCACCATTTACAATAGTAATTGTGGCAATGGTATTCAGACGAGCATTTGATGAGAATGATTGTAATGTGTTCAATGAGTTTGCAATTGTATATCTAACATTTATTGTTCCATCGCCGCCACCAGAAATTGTCAAGAAACCAGCAGAGTTATATCCTTCGCCGCCATTTGTAATAGAAATAGAAGTTACAGGACCTGTGCCGATCTTTTGTGATACCCAACCAGCATGTGCTGGATGATGACCATCTGCTTGTGCTTGTGTGTTTGCTTGTTCTGTTGCAGAAACACCCCATACAGCACCATAGTACTTTGAGGTATTTGCTTTGTCGCCATTGATAGTAGAGTTTGATATTGAGTATGTGGTATTTGCATATACAGGTTTGTTATTACCTGATACGTAATCTATATTTCCCCAAAGTGACATTGGTTACTTCTCCTTGTTTTCTTTTGTAATGTTTATTTCTTTGTTGGCAGGACTTTTATCTTTTGGAGATAAATCAACGACATCAGATGGTTTTCCTGTGTCAGTCTTGCCTGTAGGCATCGTTTCTTCATCATAACGGCCTTTCATTCTTTGTTGACCAGCTTTTTGCCACGTTCTTTTGCTAGGTATTTTTTTCTGATAGAACACACTTCTTCTTCTTTTATGATATGTTCCACCAAGAACTTCATCAATTTGCTCTTCTTCTTTTACATGATAATACTGATTAGAGCTTTGTGGATCTTCGCCGTGTGTACCTTTATGATGAGCCGGATCAAATGGACCTGGTTTCCCAATGAGTTCATCAAGCTTTTGCCTGCGAATTTCTTTGATCATTTCGGCAAGTTGCTTTCTGTTCATGTGTATTACTTCTTCTCTCTACGAGCTTGAAGAACAGCAGCAATAGCAGCCTTACGGCGTTCTTCAGAACTTCTGCCGGCTAGTTGCTTGCTCTTAGATGCGCGAAAATCTCTGATTGCATCACCGATGTCGGTCTTGCCGGTAATTTCTTCACCTAAATCATCAACTTTCATACCAGTAACAGCTTTTTTATTAAGCAGGTTAGACCTTTCGCGCCAGCTATCGCTTTTTAGACCATGCTTTTCACGTTTTTCAATGTACTTTTTATTTTTTCTTTTATCTTCTTTTGCCTTGGAATCATAGTCTTCTTTTAGTCTATCCATCTCAGATTTTTGTTTTAATTTTTTACCAATTTTATGTGTTGGTTTCCATTTACCATCTTCTGGATCTTTTGAATATCCTTCTCTTTCAGATTTTGGTGGTTTATCACCCCAATTTTCATCAAATTGTTCTTCTTTTACATTACGTGGTAGAATTTTCTTTGGTTCCATATCAGGAATTTTTTTACGAGCAGAACGAACAGCATCTTCCATTTCCTTAGAACTCATACCTTTTTTATAAAGTGATGATGTAGCTCTTTCAATTCCTTTATTATATTTACTCAAGATAGCTCTTCTACCTGTCTCTGGCTTTCTGTAATATGTTCTATTGAATTCCTGAGCAGTATCAACATCTGAATCAGCCTTAGCGAGATAACCTGCATATGTTCCTGGAGATAGCTCATTAAGTTGTTCTTCTTTCATTGTGCTTGGTGAAACTGAAGAAGAGTTTTTACCAGTTCTTGTTACAACTGAATCACCTTGCTTTGCGATATTTTCAGCTCTACCCATGCCTGGAGCAAGATTATTTCTTTTACCTACAAGATTTACAGTCTGTACTTTGTCTTTTGCATAATCAGGTGTACCTGTTGCATAGTCTGGTTTCTTTATGCCAATAGATGATGGTGAGGTTACATCTGCTTCTGACTTATCTTGCTCTTCTAGCTTACCGGCAGCGGCAAGCTTCTTATGATGACCAGCACGAGCAAGTTCTAAATCTCTACCTGTAAACTCTGGTTTACCATCAAGACTAGCGAATTGTTGCTTTGTCATCTGAACTTTTTCATCAAGAAGAGCAGCGGTAATGTTCTGCTCAAGAATAGCAGTGTACTTTTCATGAAGCTCATGAGGTAGGTTATTGATAGACTGAATACCAAGTTCTTCGTTTAAGTTCTTGGTTACTGTGCGACGAATCTCATTTTCAAGCATGATCTTCTGTACTGATTCGATCAACGGATCTTTCTTATTAAGCATTGTTGTTATTCCTTTTTGGTTTATCTATATTTATTGAATTCTATTCTTCGCAATTCCATCTACGGAGTGCTCTGTTGATATCTGAATCTGGGTCTCTGGCTGTCTTAGCAGAAGTCAAACGCTTCTTCATGCCTTTCATACGGCGACAGAATGACAATCTGCGCTTCTTTCTTTTGCCTGTTGGTTTCTTTTCAGTTACTGCTGTCTGTAGTTTTGAACCAGGATTTTCACGGCGATATGCATTGACAGCAGCTTGACTTAGACCATCTGTCTTGTCTTTACGATTAACTTTCTGCCAGTCTTCATCAACTTCCATATGAGGTCTATACATACCAATACCAATTGGTTTTATGTCCATAATACCTTTATCGAAGGACTCTCTAAGCTTTCTGATAGATTTTGTTCCAGAATGTTCACAACCACAACCAGCTTCTTGAAGTCTTTCACATGCTTCTAATAGCTTTGTTAGTGCAGCTTCACCATACTTTTCAAAGAACTTTCTTTGTGTATTTTCTTTAAGTGCCCACTTACGAATTGATGGTGCAGCTTCTGCAAGTGTGCTACCAATCTGAGAGAATCCAGTAACAAGTGCTGGTGATGCTCTTAGTGAGAATGTAGGTCCAAGACCATCGTTCATAGATGCAAGATCAAATGCACCTTTTGGTAGACCAGCATCTTCTTGTGCTAACTTCTTTCTTTTTCTTGCATCTGGTACTTCTGCATTAGGTTCTTGACCAGGTGTCATTGTCTTGTAGATCATCGCTAGTGAGTTTGAACCAACTTCTCTATTAGAAGGAATTTTAATATAATCTTCAAAGTTCTCATTGATATCTTCATTGACTGGAACACAATTAGGCACCATACGGTACCCCTTCTTCTTCATACCTTCCATCTTGTATCCGTCCCAACAAGATCCTCTTTCTTCATTTACTGCTTTCCAACCACCACCTTTTGACTTATACCACTTTGATGCCCAACCGTTCGCATAGGCAGATGGATACACATCAAACTTTGATTTGGCCAATGACTTTGCTTTTGACCATAGTCCTGGATTAGTAGGGACATTTTTTTCTTCTAGATATCTCATTGTTTCTTCCTTAGTTAATTTGCCCTTACCAAAATTTGAAACATTGATAGGTTGACCTTTTCTTTCTGGATTTGGATCGTGTTTTCTTTTAGCTACAACAGCCGATGCTCTTTCTTTTTTCGAAAGCTGCGCTCTCTTCTTCTTTGACATACACTTTGGTTTTGGTTCACCTGGTTCTCTTGCACAAGGACCTATTGCTTCACCTTTACTATTAATTCTTTTCCAATCACCTTCTGGATGTGTTTTGCTGAACCACTTACGCAAGTCTTCACTAATGTTTCTTTGGAACTTACCGTTCTTTTGTGTGAAAATTTCTCTTTTACCACCAATGTTTCTACCGAACTGATTATTTCCATAATAAGACATACCGTAGCGTCTCGCTTGCATCAACTGTTCTGCTGGTGGTCTTAAATATGCTTTTGGTGATTCGACTGATCTGTCTGCTTGTGGACTCAATACTGTCTTTGGTGGTACAAACTTTGTGATACCTCTTTTCTGTGTCTCACTCTTTATCCACTGTTGACCTTCAGGAGTCTTTACTGGACCTTGAGCAAATTGAGATACCATGTTTCTTACACGATCAAAGTGACCGTCAAGCTTTTCTTTTTCTTCTGGTGTTGCTTTGTTATAGTCTGCTGTATTATCAATCGTCGTAAATTTATTATCACCAAAAAGCTTTCTGAAAGTTTCTTTATTTTCTTGAGCGGCACTCCACTTCCATTGACGAATGTCTTTTGAACCATCTGGTATACCACTCTTGTCTGTGCCGTCAGGTACTTTTCTCTCACCTTTTTTACCTCTAGCTCTATTTCTTAGCTTTGAGACTTCATTGGATGTGTCTACGAAAACCATCATTGTTTCATAGCCAAGACCTTCAAGTCTGTCTTTGATTGACTGTATATGATCTACGCTTTCTGCTGTACCATTGATGATGTGTCCTTGACGACCGGCAAGTGTAGATCGTTCAGTTGCTTTTCTGATCTCTCTGGCTCTACCTAAAAGCTTTTCTCTTTCATATTTTTCAGATTCAGGCATCTCAAAATCAAGACCGCCTCTTCTCATCAAGTGTTCTAGTGCTTTATCAGAATTAATTTCTCTTAGACCATGACCTGTTAGTGATCTCTTCATAACAAAGTCTTTACCTGAACCTGGTCCACCAGCAAGAAACACAGCTTTCAACTTTGCGGGATCATTGATACCTTCAGCAAGTTGTTTGCCTTTATATTCTTCTTCCTCTTCATCATCCATCCAATCACGAAGTTGACCTTGCCACAAATTGTTGGTATGATTAGACTTCATTTTCTCGGTATCAGCAATATTTTGTATTAAATAATGTGAAGTCACTGTTGGTGAAGAATCACCGGTCACATATCCCATACCTCTGATTTCACCACCAGATGCATGATTGGCAGCGTGATCTTCTATCACATAACTCTTACTGAACATAGAAGGATTGGCTCTAGCAAACCAGCGCATGATCTTACCTGCTTCAGCGTTTGCTTCGTTTTCGATATCTGAACCTGTCTCACCTTCTTTGGCTATATCTTTTCCTAAACGACCATCTTCATTCTGCTTGTGGTGTACAAGTTCGTGAGCAACAGAACGGAATATATCCATTGGATGCCTGTTCATTGTGCAGATAGAGAGTTCATTTGAGACAGGACTATATGCAGCAAACGAGTTGTAATCGTCGCTTTCATCTTTATATCTGATGTTTGGGAGAGACTTTAGACCTAGCTTATCTGAAGCAAAAGAAACAAAAGAATCAAGCATGGGTGCTAGTTCTTTTCTTGTAACTTCTTCATTTAGAAGAGTTTTTTGACGGCCAGACTGTTTGACCTGTTCATATATTGATTTTAAATTTTTCATTTTCCCTCTATAGGAATATACAATTCTTATAGAGTATTTAGTATTTTACTGTTCTGATTCCATGGCTTTGTGCCAGTAACTATCTACTATTCTCTTACATTCATCGTCATCATAACTCTCAGGTACTTTTACACCTTTCAGCTTGAACCAAATGACATTTGCTATTTCACGATAAAAATTCATTTATAAAGTCTTTCTCTAGCTGCTCTTCTAACAACTCTTTTGATGCTTTCCATTATAGGTTTAGATTCAACACCATTGTAGTATTTTGATACTCTCATAAGCTCTAATATAGGTAGATTAACAACGATAGCAGATGTCTCTGCATTCTTATCTTTATTATAGTCAGCCAACCAACGATGATGACCATCAAGAATGTACCCATCATTTGATACTATGATAGGTTTGATAGAAGCTTTATTGTTTATCATCTCTGCTACCTTGTCTTTGTCGAACTCCATCTGTGTAGACTTCAACTCTTTTGTTGGTAGTTTCTGTTTCACATGATTGATATTCTTATCAGAGAGATACTTAAGATATTCATCTATCTTATGACTGTCTATTTGAGGCATTAGATTTCTGCTAAACGTCATGCCGATCTTAGGCACTTCTATTTGTTCTTTGGTATATTTCATTTGTCTATTATCTTCTTGGCTTGAATGAACAGATTTTGTAAATCAAATATCTTTTTGATATCATCTTTGTTTGATTTGTAGAATGTCATGACAATTTTCTTTTCAACTTCTCTTTTGCGTCTTGTATCACTTCTCTTTGATGATATGATTGACTTGTTCATCATGCTTTCTACATGTGATATGAGTCCTGCAACAGAACCTTTTGTGTTTTGTGTCACACCGTGTGATCTTTTCCAATCTCTGATATGATTTCTGTACGTTTCGTTTGTAGAAATCATGTTCAATGTTCTTGATGATATGGTCTTGAAAAGTGCGTTCGCTTGTGATGTAATTTCAGTCAATTTTTTTCTTTCTTCATTACTCATTTTAGACATGAAACCATCAGAGTGATTAGCAGCACCATCAATATAAGACTGTAGAATGGATAAGGACCTTCTTGTTCCTGCCAATCCGCCATTGATTACCTCGTCTTCGATGTTCTCTATTTTTATTTTTCTATCTGACATCACACACGAAATCCTATTTTCTGTCTTGCTCTTTTTACAGAATTGCTAGTAGAAAAAACAACTCTGCTTAACACTTTTCTTTTTTCTCTTCTGTCTTCTGCATTCTCAACAAGTTTCCATTCCATATCACCTGTCAGAGATACTCTAAATCTAACATAATAGACTTTAGTTTTGATTGCATCGGCAAAGATGTCTGTGAAGTTCAAAGCTTCTGCTGATAATCTTACCAGCGTTTCTTCACATCTCTGTCTGACTTCTTCTGAGTATTCAGCATTTTTCAACCATGAAAAATAAGAATCATACCCATTTTCTCTGAGCCACATTGCAGCTTCAATTGGACCTTGGTTCATTGAAGCTCGTTGAATGATCTTAAGAACTTTATATTGTGGTGTTCTACCCCATTTTCTGAAATAGAAATTTTGATCTGTCATGCCATTCTTTTCTATCGCATCAACTAGATCATCTGGTTTTTCTATGTTTGTGATTGTACCTGATTGCGTTGATATCTTATATTCAGAACTTGCATCTGTGATCTTATAATCAACAAGTGCTTCATCTGAAGTGCCTGCAACTCTTACAGTGGCAGAGCTGGCATCAATAGGCAAAAGACCTCTGTTCACAACAGCCAGAGGTCCAAGAACTTCTGCAAAGTCATTATTGATAGACGATATCGGTAGTGTTTGTCCTACGTATTTGAGAGTATTCTTCACTTTTGCTTTTGTCTCTTGTGAAGGATTTACAGCTTCTTCAGCAAGTACAAGCAATACTTCTTTCTGCATATCACTTAGTTTGTTTGTTGTGTTTATTGCGGTAACAACAGAAGTGTAGTAAGAACCAAATGATATATTCTTATCGACTATCTTGGTTATGTTTGAACCAAAAAAGTTTGATTTCAAACTTATACCACCGCCAGCACGATCTGGCTTAAGCATGATTTTTGTACCACCAACAGCAACATAACCTGTCGTTTTATCTGGTACGTATTTTGCACCATATGACTTTAGATTTTCAGCAAGTTCAATAAGTACCTGTCTCTTATCTGATCTTGATTTTGTTGAGCCATAAAGAATGATTGAACTAGAACTGACAATATCGTAGCCAATAACACCAATTGCCTTGATGTTAGCACGAAACTTCTGATCTGTCATTTTTGGTATGATTTGATTTATATTAGCCATTCAAGTATTTATCTCTTCCTCACGTTCCCATTTACCAATAGGACATGATGAAGAAGGAAATCTTACTTTTGCTGTCATGAAACAACCACACTTATTGCACTGCATAACACTCTTTCTGAGATGTTCACATTCGTTGCATATTGTAAGTCTTGTTTCTGACATCTCATTATTCTTTTTCAATATATCAATTAAGCTCATTTCATTTTCCTGTAATAAAAAAGGGCGCCGAAGCGCCCCAGTATATATTTGATTTATGATTAAGCTTTTTTACCAAGAGTTGCCTTAATCATCCAGTTCAACTTTTCATGTGCTGTTATACGATCTTGTAGATAGTTAGAAAGACCAAACTTCTTCTGACTTTCAGCCATATTGTATGCTTCAACTACAGTGTTCATTAAATTTTCATTACACACTTGTAGATTTGATAACATCTTGTCTGCTGTAGGAATCTTCTCATCTTCCATGATAACAGACAACTCTTTCATCCTACCAAGAGTTGCAGGAGCAAATGCATCTAGCTGACGAATATGTTCTGCTAAAGGATCAACTGCACCTTCGTAGTCTTCATAAATGGTCGCAAAGAACTCGTGTAGCTGTGGAAAATCAGAACCTATGACGTTCCAGTGATAGCTCTGTGCTTTAAGCTTTGCTGCGAAAGTTGATGCTAAAACAACTTTCATCTTCTCTACTAGTTCATCCATTTACTTCTCCTAATATTCATCTATATTTAGATGGCGGAAGGTGAGGGATTCGAACCCTCGGACCGTTTTACCGGTCGCCTCGTTAGCAGTGAGGTGCCTTCGGCCTCTCGGCCAACCTTCCTTATTCACAAATAACCTTAATCTTTCTTACATAACGATCCCTATATGGATCCCAAATACGAACGCGCTTCTCATAGCAATATGGTTCAGGATCAACGTAGATATACTGACGCTCTACGACACGCTCACGATGGCGATGACCACCAATCGCTTCACCAATGATAAGTCCGCCTAATGCACCACCAAGAACACCGATAATAACTTCTTCTGAGTTATCTGCATTTGCTACTGGAATGGTTGCTGCAATCATAGCAATTGAAAGAACGGCTGCAATTAAAGTCTTCATTTGTTTATTCCTTTATTCTACTATCTCTATATATGTATTATACTTACCATACTCATTTACGATGTGATACAGCCAGCGCGCATTCTGAGGACTAAGACGAACACAACCGTGTGATGCTGGATTACCAAGCTTCTTTACTTCTGTTGTTGCGTGAATTGCATAACCACCGTGAAAGAAGATAGAGTGAGGCATCGGCGCATTATCATACTTACGTGAGTAGTGCATCTTCTTTACAAGATACGGTTGATACACACCAGTAGGAGTGCGATAGCCCTTACGACCAGTAGAAACGTCCCACTCAAAATAATCAGTAGGAGTTTCTACATACATCTTCTGTTCTGACTTATCAATTCGAATAATCACTTGATGTTCACCAAGAGGTTCTGCACCAGCCTTAGCACCTGTAGCCAGCATAAAAATTGCAGCAGCCATCACAGCCAACATAACAAAAAACTTATTCATTTATCCTACCTTCGCTTGCGGTAAATGTTGAATTGCATCTTTGAAACGGTCAGCACAGTATGATGCTGCCCAAGCATTTGGCTTCACTAACGGTACCACATTACACATACCACGAATGTAACCAACAGCTTCATTTATAACACAAGATGATCCGTGTTTCAAGTCAGGATTAATGTCCAGATGAATTTCAAAGTCACGATCACCAATAGCTTCTTCAAGATCCAGATAAAGCTGTGCAGTCTTCATTACTTCATTCATGAGACGCATACGTGGTTTGTCTTTCTGCTGGTCATAGTCACGCTCACGTACAACAGAACCAAATACCTTACAACCATTTTTACCATTCTTATGAACAACAACAACGTTGATGTAGTCGGCATGCCAAACACCATCAATCTGAAAGCGTTCAGAGTCGCCACCAAGATATATCTTTGTTTCGGGAGTTTGTTCAAGAATGAATGCACGAACTTCGTCTAAGTTCATATTTTTTCTGATCATTGTTAAGTTCCTATATTTGGTGCGAGTAGAGGGACTTGAACCCCCACGCCGAAGCACTAGTTCCTAAGACTAGCGTGTCTGCCATTTCACCATACTCGCATTAATGGTGCTTCTTCAAGGAATCGAACCTTGTCATGTCGGTGTGTAAAACCGATGCCTTCCCATTTGGCGAAAGAAGCTTAAACTGGTGACCCGTTAGCAGCCGAACATATTGACCCGTTGGATAGAGTAATATGTGTCACTTACCCAGCCCCCATACGGTGAGCCGACTTCTATACCGCTACGGGTCAAGAGCGGTTTCTAAATTACATTCCAGCAGTTAGAGATGTGATTGTTTCATTTGCCCACAGCCAAAATGCTGTACCAGCAGCGATGACTGCGCTAATACCCTTCTTTACGTCCCAGCCATTCTTCCATGTCTCCCAGATAACCCAAGCGACAACTGCGACAAGAAGCAAAACTACGATTGTATTAAGCATATTATTACCTCATTCAGACCTTGATTGGTCATTGTTATTTAGATATTACACCATGCATTAACAAAATCAGTAAGTTCTTTCCATTGAGCTTCATCAAACATGAGCATATTTTTCTCACGATTCCATTTTTTGGTTATCGGCTTATTGCCATACTTAGCGACCATTGAGTAGACACGTGGTAAGATCACAAAAATGAATGTATGATCTTCATGTCGTTTCGACTCGACCTTTTCATATGGTATGCCAGCAATATATGCTCTAGCTAGATGCGTTGCTCTTGCTTCAAAACGAACAACCGTTTTACGGTGATGTTCTAAATTCCATCTTCTAGAATGGAGTTTTTGAAGCTCAGGGTGGTTCTTGTGCATTTCAGATTCCCAAACAGAAACAGATGGTGATAACTGATGCTTCTGTTTGTACCACTTAATTTGCTTAGTGAACTTTTGTTCTTCCTTGCGAATGATAGCAGGCTCAAGTGCAAGGTGTTTTGACTTAATCTTTAGTTCTACGCTCATTTGATTTTTCCTTTGTTAGAGTTATTGTAGTGCATCTAACAAGAAAAGTCAAGGTGGCTTTTGTTTAACCTAGAAGAAGTGTTCCTTCATTGTGTTACTCCTTTGTAAATGGTGACGCTAGTAGGACTCAAACCCACATTAGCCGTTTTAGAGACGGTTGCATAATCACTCTGCCATAGCGTCATAAATTTGGAGCGGGTAGAGAGAATCGAACTCTCACTTCCACCATGGCAAGGTGGTTCGCTACCACTACAACATACCCGCATTTAATAAGGTGAGGTGGGACTCGGGTACACCCACAAGACACGGCACAGATACCTGCAATCGCGTCAGCCTAGATTTCCTTGGTAAGGAACTATACATCTTCGGATCTCTCCGCTCATGCACGGGCACCACACCATCTAGCCAAGTTAGTCAGTCTTTGCATCCGACCATTTCCTTGCACTCGGCCAACTCCCGTCGGAGTCAGCATTCTATTTATTTGGTGCGTCATGGTAGAATCGAACTACCTTTTCCGGCTTATGAGACCAGCGGGATGCCCATCACCCCCCAAGACGCAAAATGAATAGCGAGTATTTCTACTCAGGTGTGGTAAGCCCTTCACTCCCCGACTTCAGGAGCCCACTGCCTAGATCGATTGCGCTGTGCTATTCATCTAATGGTGCTGCCTCTCTGAATCGAACAGAGTCCCCACGCTCTTCAGGCGTATGTACGCACCAGCTATACCAAGGCAGCAGTTATTCTTTAGTCTTCCAGTATTCTGTCTCGTTGTATTCTTTCCACTTGAGACAGAATGCTTTACATAACTCTTTATCATGCTCTAAAAGCATTTTAGCAAACTCGTTTGGACCGTCTATACCGACAAGACCATGCAGATCATAGATGAAGTCCATTGTGAATTCATCTTCTTTGAAGCCTTCTTCAGGCCAAAAGAAGCTAGTCACGAAGCAACTGAGGAGCTGATTCCGTCAAGTTCTTCTTTTCGTATTCTGCAAGTTTAGCAGAGTATTGTTCGTTTGTCAACCCATGCCAACCAATACACTTACCATTTGGGCTACGACCACAACCACATTCTTTATTACTCATTTGCTTCTCCTATTATGGCGGAAGGTGTAGGATTCGAACCCACGGAACCTTTCAGTCCTCTCGCTTTCAAGGCGAGTGCAATAGACCACTCTACCAACCTTCCAAATTCGATGCGATTTCTTAAAGTGGTTACGCCCTCCACTATTGTGTTAACGAGAGTTTCCAGTCAATTACAGTCTACTCACAACCCTCTAGCTCACATATTATATATTCATACATGAGATGTCAAGACAATTCTACTTTCTTAGAATTTGAACTTGAACGACACAGATACCACCACAACCAATCTTTCTTGCTGCGGCTCTTGATAGATCAAGATGTCTGCCCTTTATAAAAGGACCTCTGTCATTTATTCTAACAATGACTGATCTTCCCTTGTGTGTTACTCTCAGTTTAGTACCAAATGGTAGTGTCTTATGTGCTGCTGTTAATGCATTTGGATTAAACTTTTCTCCACTAGCAGTAATCTTACTTCTGCTGCATTCGCCAGGTTTAACACAGTCATACCATGATGCTTTCATGGTGGTCTTCTTTGCTGCCTCTGCCGTAATTGACAGTGCAAAGGTAGTAAACAAAATCAATATAAAAGCTGTAAATACTTTTTTCATAACATTTTCCTTATGAATGGAGAGCCTGCTTTTTTGGCTCAGGTTGAAATGACATTAAGCTGTATTGTATACCTTTCTCTTTCCGATGTTAACAATAGTTCTATTTAGTGTATCAGAATTGAGAGATAATAAATACTTTTATACTCATTTCAGGATAGAAACATGATCACACTTAAGCAATTCAGACGAAAGCCAATCAACAACGATCCGCGCGGTACACCAGTTCTCATTCAACATGGTATGCACTCTCTTGATGTTAAGCCAACACCTGAAGAAATTGCTGAAATCAAAAAGCAGTCACAATCAAAACCGGCTTCACAGAAAAAAAAAGTAAATGAAGCATACGCGGCACCAGATTGGAATCCTGAATATAACTTCAACAAAGATATGTATAGCGCAGAACCAGGTTTGGGTCATGCGTATCAGTTTGGTATGGCAAGAGAAATTGCAAGATTACCTGATCTATATGGCGCAAAACGTGAAATCAACGAAAGATTTAAACTTGAAAATCAACATATTTCACCAAACGTGAATCCTGCGTATCATGGTAGTTTTCATTATGAAGATCAAGAAAAAAACTTACTAAAAGAGTATGGACAGACAAAACAAAGTCTTCATCCTGAGATAGCCAGATATACAGAAGACAGTAGTTATCTGAACAGAAATCTTTGGGAGAATTTTTTAAACACCGGCAGTGATTATGAAGATAACAGTCTTGGTGAACACAATCTAAAAAGTCTAGATGAAGCTCTACAATCTAGACAATTGCCAACAAAGCTTACTGTATTTGCAGGAGTTAAATACAATCCTGGTTTAGAAGCGGCAAAGAACGCTTACAATAGACTTTATCATCCAGGTTATACATCATCATCTATTGAGCCTGGCACAGGATTAGAATTTTCTGCTAGAGTAAAAAGAGGTAGAGTAAAAGAAGATAATTTTGGTGATGATCCTGGTGATAGACATATTTTGAAAATACATCTACCAGCAGGACATCCAGGTGAGTTTATCGGAACAAGATCACATTTTGATCATGAGAAAGAGTTCCTCATACCAAGACAGACCACATTTCAAATCATGCCTCATCCAACAATCGTAAGAGCAAACAGAGGCAAATTTGGTCCAAGGTTAGGTATAGATCATATTCACTTATGGGACGCTCATCCTGTTCTTAATCCAAATCAATTAGAATTGCCATTTGGAACAAGACGCCGATAACCATAATGGGCAATCTGGTAATCATAGTGTAGTTCCCAGAAGTTAGCATACAGATCATGTAGATTGCGATCTGTTACACTACTCTTAAAGTTACCGTAGTCGATGTTTAGAATCCTTTGCTTGACAATATCAGCAAAGGATTCTTTATTAATGAAACAACGAAACTTGTAATCTGTGCCCTGATCCTGCTGAATAGGCACATTCAGAAACTCTAGATGCTCACGCTTTCTAGCACGAACACGAAGCATACTCTTGTCATTCCAATCTTCAACTGCACTCACAAAACCATCATTAAAACAAATCCACATTATATAAGGTCAACCTCCATAAGATTTAATTAAATTGTTCTTTCTCTGCATGAACGTCTTGTGCAAGCTCTGCCAATTCTGTAAGCCAGAGTTCTTGAATAAGCCATGAACGTGTTCATCATCCATGTTACGTACAGCATCAAGCCCCTTTTGTTCTGCATCAGGGTGGGCGTCAAATACTTTATTAAATACTTTACCTGATTCTTTATTACCATCTCTGAATGTTTCTTTTTCTGAGATGTCTGCACTGTAGTCTTTTGGACCACCCTGCGCTCTATAATGAAATGAGCCTCCAGGATCAACATTGTAAATCTTGCCAGTCTTTGGGTGAATTTGCATATTACCTTCACCATAATCAAGACCTGTACCAGTGATGTCCCAATTCTTTGTAAGCACAGCAGCATGATACATCTTACCGACATGTTCTGCTTGCTCAGGTGAAAGCTTGTTGAAGTCTTTATGACCCATTGGCTTCAGACCTTCTTGCCACTTTGTAACAACAGATGGCTTGCCGTCGATGACTTCGTGCTTAGGATCAAGTGTATTGATACCCATGTGATGATAGATAGCACTCGTTAATGCTTCGACTTTGGCATGTTCGCCGTCTTTGTAGTGCTTGACATAGAACTGATTGCCCTGTTCGTCAGTGGCTTTACCGCCCTTGTTAGAGCCGCCCTGAGTACCATAATCTACATTGTATGCTTCAGTCATAAACTGTTTGAATGTTTTCATGTGAAATATCTCCTTTGAGAGTATTTAGTATGGAGCATCTGACAGGATTCGAACCTGTATCGGACATTTCTGTCCACGTCCAGTTACCTTACTCTCCGTTCGTAGCGGAGGGGGCTACAGATGCATTGATACCATATCTCTTAGCAACAGTACTAACAATGCTACTAAACTTTGAAGGATACAGAATATTGATTTCTGATTGATATGTGATGTTGTCTATTAGAATGTTCTCTATTGCGGCATCAAGTTCTTCTACAGTTGTATCTGACTTGATTAGAATTTCATTTGCTAGACCAGAAGAACACTCAACGATACTGATAATCATTTCCTTACTCATTATGACGAAATTATAACACAAAAATGAAAGAATGTCAAGACTTCTGAGGATGACCCATTATGACTTTCTCATGAGAATGTGAGCCAATTTTTCTTCTATATCGTTCTTTATCTACGATACGAACTTTCTTTCCAAGAAGTTTCTCTGCTTCACTAGATGGAACGACAGGAGTTCCAATTTTTCGCATGATTGCTTCAGGTGCACCAGAGACTTCAGCCCATGATCTTTTCATCTTGTTATCTTCAGCAGCGGTCTTCATGAAATCGAGTTTGCCACGTTTGGTACCATCTGTACCAACTGCGATTGACTTTCTACCAAGTTGTTTCTTGTAAAGTGTTACCGCTGAAACTTTACCTTTTCTCACAACAACCTTCATTGCAGAGTTTGAGATATCATTATGTATCGACTTGGATTCATCTTCAGAACCAGATGGTATACCAGAATATCCACCGATACCTGAATATGAATTTCTGAGAATGTCATGAATATCGTTTCGATACTGTTCTCTGTACTTCTCGTGTTCTGGATTGAGTCCAATTGAAAGTACGTGTTCTGTCATGAATTGTGAGAATGAAAGCATAAGATAAACTCCTTTGATTTATTTATGCTCTTTCAAATGTTTGGAGGGGTAAACAGGAATTGAACCTGTATTTGCGGATTTGCAGTCCGCTGCATAAGCCATTCTGCCATTACCCCAATTTATAAATATTTATCAGAAAGGAAATTACATGCTCACATTCATGCAATTCGTACAGCTTCAAGAAGGTAAACTGAATTACACTAGAGTTAATTTGATAGATCATATCAAATCGAAAGGTTGGATTTCGGCAGGCAATAGCGGTGGAAATTCACCTCATGAAAAATTTATACATCCTGAATCCAAAATGCATTTATCGATACCAAGAAGCAGAACATTATCACCGGGTGTGATAAGCAGAACGCTCAAAGATGCTGTGAGACACGAAAAGGATGAAAACTTCAGAAAGGCTGCTTGATTGGCTGCTCATCATGGATTCGAACCACAATACCCTGAGTCAGAGTCAGGAGTCCTACCGTTAGACGAATGAGCAACAAATGGTACTGCCTAGTGGAATCGAACCACCGTATTGCGTTCCACAGACGCACGTTCTACCATTGAACTAAGACAGCATAATAAGTTGGAAACGATAGGAATCGAACCTATCAATACTCGCTTTCGCTATACAGTTATCGGCCGATTCCGTATAGTTACTCACTTTCTACAGCCACTTCCAGCAGCTTGCTGATGCCTTTCGCATTCGTTTCCATAAATTGGTTGCGGGAGTGGGATTCGAACCGCACGATCTGCTGGTTATGAGCCAACCGAGATGACCGCTTCTCTATCCCGCAATATTAGCACTGCCAAGGGAATCGAACCCTTTACCTAGGACACTCCCGCTTGAAGGCAGGAAGGTGTATCCAACACACTCCAGCAGTATCAAATTGGCAGCGCATAAGGGAATTGAACCCTTCTCCCCGGATTGAAAGCCCAGTATTCTGACCACTAAACTAATGCGCCTTGAATTGGAGGACTGGGTGGGACTCGAACCCACGGTGTTTGCATAGCGGATTAAAAGCCCGCGCCGTTCGCCACTACGGTAACCAGTCCGTTTGTTGTAGTGCAGCTACTTCTATGGGCTATATGCTATGCAAGCACGAATTGGCTGGAAGACTAGGGATCGAACCTAGATTCGTGGTTTCAAAGACCACCGTCCTACCGTTAGACGATCTTCCAATAAACTAAATATCCTTGTCAATCACTCACATAATGGAGTATACTATGGATATGTATCTAAGTCAAATCATTTATTTGCCCTTTTCTTGGGACACAACTGAAACTGTGCCTTGTCGTGGGCAAATTTTAGACATTCATCATTATCAAGCTTTATATTCTTTGCTTGGCACCCGTTGGGGTGGCGATGGGCAAAGTACATTCGCAATGCCTGACTTGCGCCCGTGGAATGATGTAGGCCCAGACTATGGTCATCGCACTCGTCGTGAGTGGCACGAAGATGAACTTGTACCACATATGGCAATGAACGGGCTTTATCCTTCACACGGATAATTGGTTGGCACAGAAGGTAACGATCCTTCCACCCCTGTCTTATCAGGACAGTGCTCTACCTCTGAGCTATGCGCCAATGATTCGTTACACCTTACAGGTTTAGCCCTTTCGCGAACAGAGTCAGCAATCCTGTATTCGTAAGCTTTCCCTCATGTTGGGCTTACTAGGTCTCCCCTGACTTATCTAGAAAGTCGGGTAACTTTTATGTGGCGGCAATATTAACGACCTTTGCTCTTATAATCGGGACGGTCATGCGAGTGCCACAAAATTTGGTGGGCAGGTGCGGTTACGATCCACTCCCTTAAGGATGGGTTTTACAGACCCACTGCTAGAACCACTAGCTTTACCTACCCGTTATATGGTGCCGCATGAGAGAATCGAACTCCCATCAGAGGATTACAAAGCCCCTGTACTGCCATTGTACTAATGCGGCGTTATTAAGTGTCGGCCTCACAGTTATTCGGCCGACTGTCTGACATTCATGACGGATGTTAATGCGTAGTCAGATCATTGTTGGTGGAATGCTAGGGAATCGAACCCTATCGTCCGCCGTGCAAAGGCGGCATGCTCCCGTTATCATCAGCACCCCGTTATTGGCACCAGTGCAAGGATTCGAACCCTGACAAGAGGTTTTGGAGACCGCTGTGCTACCGTTACACTACACTGATTAGAATTAGTTGGAGTTTTTTAGAGAGTTCCCCATCCTCTATGCGTGACGATCACTCGTGTTACGGAGCCACATATCACGAATTGGCGAGGGTTCCTAAAGGAGTATACCCACAACTTATCAATGGTCTGCGAGGAAGGATTCGAACCTTCGATCCCCTGACTCCAAATCAGGTAGGGACGGCCAGACTCCCCTACACGCAGTTGAATTGTGAATACCGTATGACTGACAGGATTTGTCTCCCTTTGTTTAGAGTCGTTATCTGCACGGTAATCAAGACAGAACGACTTTAGAATTTTCTACCTTTATTATAACCCAACTCAAGCCAAGAGTCAAGTTTTTCTTTCTTGATTTTTCTATTCTCTATTCCGTTTGTGATCCAACAAGTGCCATATTGCGAAGTTTCTTTGCCTTTCTTTAGGGACATTGCTTCACTGATCTTTTGCTTGTGATCTTCGGAAAGATTTTTGTTTTTCCATGTGTCATATTTCACAAGTCCGGCATCATGACGATCTTTCAACATCTTAGATATATGAGGATTCTTACGACCTCTGAGACTTTTGGCAATCTTCTGCCCAATGACTGAATGATCTTTGCCGAGATTGTTTAGACCTGTTTTGTTGAGATAACCCCAACCGCCTTTACCACCTTCACAAAGATTGTAGTTGATTTCTGTATCAGGAACAACTAAGATACTTTCCAACAGATTCATATGATCTTCATCTTTACAGATGTGTAGTATCTCTTTATGAAAGTTATCTACACCATATTTTTTGATGGCATATTTCAGTAGTTTGCCTGATCCAAGATAATCATCATTCAAATCTTTTGTTTGATGTTTGCCGATATAGAACTTGCCGTTCACAAGATTGGTTGTTTTGTAGATAGTATAGAACATCAGGAAGCCTCAGGATACAATAGGGTTTACGATCTATTTAGTATCCTGAGGACTTCAATGCGACCTATGCGAGACTCAAACTCGCTACACCTCTTAGACAGAGAGGAGTGATATCCATTCACTAATAGGCCTTGAATTGGAGAACCAGGTGAGAATTGAACTCACGACACGCGGGTTAAGAGGCCGCTACTCTACCACTGAGTTACTGGTCCTTGAATTGGCTGGATAGCTTGGATTCGAACCAAGGTCATCCTCGTTAACAGCGAGGCGCTCTACCGCTGGAGCTACTATCCAATATTCTACTTTCGTCAGTAGTCACATCATCATATGAGATTCGAACTCATGCCTGCGGATTTCGGCCGCCGTGCTTCCCCTACACCAATGAATGACTTGTCGCTGGTGGCCACCTGCTAGTGACTACTGACGAAAGTAGAATGTGAGGCTGTGCTGAGTCACAGACCCTCACTGGATATTTCGCTACTCAGTGCGCCTTTGAGAAGAGCAAAGGTACTCATAGGAACTTAACAATGTCAATCAGCAGTAGTTACGTGCAAACATGCACGACAAAAAAACCTTTTACACCTTCGCTCTTCAGCTTGTTTATAAGCTGCTTCTTCGCTTCGGTATACGTGCCACGAATCCAGATTACGTCTTCCATAGACTTTGGATTTCGCGTTTCACTAAAAGCCCAACCGCCTATACCGCGGGGTTTGCGACCGTGAGCCAGTTCGAAGTCAGTCGTATCGAATTCGATCTTCAGCATTCAGCTTCTCCTCATCAGTTACAAAAAGAATATATCACACTGATTCGGTCTTTGCAAGCACTTTTTTAAAAGAAAAACCCCGAAACTTTCGCTTCGGGGTTTTAAAAACTAAGTCTTTACGATGACTTAACTACATAGAACCCCTCATCACACCTGCCCATGCTGGCTGGCGTGTCTCTTGATTAATCGTGAATGGGTAATAATGTTTCATTTTCGTCTTTCTTAAACTGTATTCTATTTATACAACATCCTAGCAGGATTTTATTAGGTTGTCAACTTTTTTTTGGTGCGAAAGGTGGGACTCGAACCCACAGAACTCGGTTTTTGAGACCGATACGTATACCTATTCCGTCACTCTCGCCCAGTATTGCCTGATTAGGCCTATGATAACAAGTGTAACAGCACCAATCATCAATGCACTATATGTGATAACACCAGTGTTACTCAACAGCATATCTACAATCCACATGAAACCTACCCATGTAACACAGAAACATCCTCTATCAAACCATTCGTTCATTATATATCCTCAAAGGTTGGTCGGCGTGCTTGGATTCGAACCAAGTCAAGAACACTCATCTAGTGCTAAAGGGATTATAAGGCCCTCCCGTGTACCAACACCCACGCCGTTATTTCTCTACGTATCGTTTTGTTTCATGACCACATTTAGAACAATGCAGCTTGCCGTCCCAGTCATCCCACAAAGAGGTTTCTTTATAGTGACCTTTTTCACAAGACTTACAGCGTTTGCCGTCCATGTCAATGTGTGTCATCATCAACTCCGCATTTGGTGCGCCCGCTCAGATTCGAACTGAGGATCGGACGGTTATGAGCCGTCAGCATTAACCGCTATGCTACAGGCGCGAATTGGTGCCCCTTGACAGATTCGAACTGTCCCTTGAGCGATTTTAAGTCGCTTGCCTCTACCGCTGGGCTAAAGGGGCGTATTGTTTAGTCCTTCATTGCGCCGAACATGAAGCCCTTGCGAGGATCACCCCACTCAGTCTCAGCACGAACACGAACATATCGTGCGCGAGTGTCGGCTGTATTAGGATTAGGCACAGTAACCCACGGGTTCTTACCCTTTAACCATGCCTTCTGCAAGAGTGTCCACTTATCAATAGCGGAACGTTCACGCTTGATAGCCTTTGACAGACTACGATTTGCTTCACGTTCACCCTTAGAGGTGTAAGCAGACTTAGACTTCGGTGCAGACATTTACTTTCTCCATTACAAAAATTGGCGACCACTGAGGGATTCGAACCCCCATTTTCAGCTCCAGTTACGTCTAGTCGGGTAGAAGCCGACCTCGGCTAAGTGGCCTTTTGAATATTTATTTATACAAATTCGTCAACAGGAAAACCCCTGATATATAGACCATCAAGAAATTTCTGACCTATCATGTGAGCATCATCGCTATTCACGAAGAACTGTTCCCAGATACAATCGTCATCTTCGAAACAATATAGCATGAACCCTGCGCGGTTGTCAACCATTTCAAAACTTACATCATACGACTTAACCATTGTTTACATGCTCACCACAAAAATCATTCTTGTTCTTTTCAATAATCTTAGGATACCGAGTACACTTGCGATAGTTTATATGCCGATCATATTTGGCTTCCATAAGTTCAACTTCAAAACTAAGCATCATGAAGTCACCGAAGAACTTCTGCCAAAACGTCTTCTGTGACCAGATTTCATCAGCAGTCTTTGGCTTCTCAGCCTTAGGATATCTCTTGGCCCAGATACAGTTTTCACAACTAGAAGCAATCTTGCTCATGTCATTAACTCTCTCTTTTATGCACACATAATAGCATATCTGTTGCCATCGTCAAGAGAATTCTGCATCAAATATGTCATTGATATCAATGAGAGATTTTGTGGTCATAAATCTTGGTGTCCAACCATCAAACGCACCACCCTTGTTCAGAAATTGAGTGTATTCTGAAGCTTCATCTTCAAAGAAAAACGCTTTGATGATCTGATCCGTATGAGTTTCATATACAAGCCAAGAATAGTCATTGTCATCAAGTACAACTTCATAGTTCTTCATGTTTTCTCTCCTTAAACCTTGATACCTTTGAATTTGTCTCTCTTGTCGTTCGTCTTGTTAGGCATTTGAATTTGACCGCTGTCTGCAATATCATTTTGTGCAGAAGCTTCAGCATCATACAGTTTCATTTTAGGTCTATCTACACCAATGACAAATCTCTTGTTAGTTGTCGGATCATTGTATCGGTTCTTCAATTGCTTCACCATGATCTGACCTAAGTCTTCAAGTTGCTCAGTGCTGATCAACGCAAACATGAAATCGGCAGTCGCTGGCAGACCAAATGATTCCGATGTATCTTCAAGACCAACATCTGAATTTGAGTAGCCGCCTCTTGTAGTTTGTGTAGCAGATATAATTGGAACATCAAACTCGACTGCAAGACCTCTTAGTTCTTCTGCAATTGCTTTGATGAACGTATAAGAATTAACATTAGGTCCAGCTTTCATTCTAGCAGAGGAACAAATGTTAAGATAGTCGATATAGATGATATCAGGTTCGAAGCTCTTCTTCAATCTCAGTTCATTTAGCAGAGTTCTGAAATGCTGAGACGAAGCAGATGCAGTAGGATACTCTTTGATGATCAACTTACCATTGGTCTTGTTCTTGAGAGATGCAACCTTTCTCTCATACAAATCTTTTGGCATCTTCTCTAGATCGTCAACTGCTGTGTTAAGAAGATTTGCATCAATACGTTCTGCAATTCTTTCTTCTGCCATTTCCATTGTGATGTACAAAACATTCTTACCAATTGTTAGATTGGCAGCAGCAAAGTGACACATAGCAAGAGACTTACCGACACCAGTACCGGCAAGAATGATATTCAAAGTCTTCTTGGGCAAACCACCTTTGGTGATCTTGTTGAAGAACTCAAGATCAAACGGAATACGTTCTTCTACTCTATGATAGAAATCATATCGCTTTTCTACATCTTGGAAGAAATCATGACCGATATTTGGGTCAAATGAAACTGAGAGTGCTTCGGTCAATACATGAGGAATAGATCCTTTACCAAGTGTCTTGTTTTGTCCATTCATGATTTCAATGGATAACATCATTGCTTGATAGATTGCCTTCTCTTGACAGAACGTCTCTGTCTTATCAATCAGCCATTCTTCAGATGTCTCTTCTTTGGATTCGTCAAAGGAAGTTAAGGCACTCTTACATGCCTTAACTTCTTCTTCGGTAATCTTAACTAGAGAATTGATTTCAATTTCTAGAGCATCAGCAGTAGGTCGTTTGTTATACTTCAGAATGAAGTCATTGATCTGTTCAAAAAGAACCTTGTCTTCATTCGAAAAGTACTCACTCTTGAGAAATGGTATTACTTTGCGGCAATAGTTTTCATTCCTCAACAAACTCTTCAATATCGTCTTTTCCAGACTTAGCTGCGACATGCTCAGAAACCTCCAAAATCATATGGTTCAAAATCAATCCTGCAAACTCTTCAAACTTTTTGCTTCGTCTGAGATTAGTCTCTGTATGATTACCCATATCAAGTAGATCATATGAGAATTGCAGAACCGCACTATCGTTTTCCAGTTCCTTAACTGATACTTGTACGTATCGAAGTATAACGCCATTCCAAGGCTCAATCAAGATTTCAATAGGGACTGTATCATAGTCCTTCATATCATCACGGAACTTATAGTCTTGACCAATAATCATTCGTCTTCTCCATCTGCAACATTAGACTTACCATACAAGAATTCATTCTTACATGCTTCATCAATTCGATCAAGAATGTCCTTCGTAAAATACTTCTCAGGATCATTTAGAATAGCAGATTCAAATGCTTTTGTTCCATCTGGCAATTCATATCGTGTAGATACCTTCTTGATGATGTCAAACTTCTCAGCAAGATCAAGAAGACCATAATATGGATCAAGACCATCTGTATAGTCGAGTAGTGTCTCTACTTTCTTATTTTCAATAGTCAGTCGAGCCTTCTTTAGATTTGCGGTGATGATTGCACCAGTGATCTGATTATCCTTGTCCTTGTCTTTCTTCTTGGACAAGAACAGAATAGTAGATGCAGCATACTCAAGACCAGAACCACCACCCATCTTCTTTGTCGGCACATATGAACCAACAACATCGTAAACGTGATTGGTCACAATGAGAGGCACCTTAGCCTTACCAAGCTTCAAAGTGAGAACACGGAATGCACCACGCACCAACTGAGCACGGGTCATGTCTCGTGTGTCTTTACCATCTGCAATGTCTTGCATTTCTTTATCGGTTGAAAGATTACCAAGTGAGTCGAGAACAAACATCATTGGTGGACGATCTTTGCTTGTCTTGTCTTCAATGTACTTGTCGAGGATCTTTACTGCTTGGGTTCTGAACTCTTGGATAGTTGCGACTGGCACAACTGCAACTCGCTTTGTGTCAATGCCTCTATCTGTAAGCATTTGCTTAGATATAGCAGATTCGGATTCAAAGTAGAAGACGAATCCTGTTTCGTTTTCTCTGAGGAACTGTCTGACAATGTTGATTGCGTAAAAGGTCTTTCCTGTAGACGGTTCACCAGCGAGTGCTGTGACTTTGTTAGCAGGTAAACCCCCATAGATGCTACCAGATAGCAGAGCGTTAAGACTATAGCTGCCAGTGCCAATAAAACCAGTAACATCACCAGCTTCGACTCCTTCATCCGCGATGCCAGCGTATTCATTATCAATCTCCTTGAGTAAGGATGTAAACATATTTGACATATTGATTCTCCAATATTATGTTGATGTCACGATTCTCCGTGACGAGGTATTTAGCAGCGAACGATATCGTCTTCGCTGCATATCTCACCCATCTGAACTTCAATCGCAATGAGTGTTTCATTCAGGTGAGTATTAGCAATCTTATGAAGAGAAAGCTTTGGCACATGAAATGATTCACCCTTCTTCACAGTAAAGATGCTACCATCAACAATGACTTTACCTTCACCCTGCACAATTGTCCAGTGTTCTGAGCGATGCTTATGATACTGAAGTGAGATTGCTTGATCAGGTAAAATCTCAAGACGCTTGACCTTGTATCCCTGATCAACATCAAGTACCTGCCACTCACCCCACGGGCGTTTTACTGATTCAACATAAGGCATTTTGCGTTCTGCTGCAATCTTTTCCATTATTTTATCAAAGTCTTTGTCTTTATATTCTCTACATCCTGGATCACACTCTTTGTATAATCCACATGGGCATCCACCACCGTGATCATATTTTGCCATTATATCCACCTCAATTTAGGTTCACCTTTATATTCATTATTGAAAACAAACCATGCGAAGGCAAGCATCCCACCACCTCCATTAAATCCGACACGATTACCGAATACATACACATATTCTAAAACATTCAAAGAGAAAAGTCTATCTCGTCTTTCTTTGCCTTCAAGAAAACTTAGCTTGTTGAACATAGCAACTTTCTTCTCAGCCAAGTTTAAAGCATGAAGGGTGAACTTGGTTCCGATCTTGAAAGGGGGATTGGTAATGATGTTGTCAGTTTTTCTATGACTATACATAAAATCAAAGTGTGCATCACCATATCCTCGGTCAATCAGATCCGTTGCGTATATATGATTGTATCCGTAACGCTGCAATCTCTTACAGATGGCACCATCACCACATGCTGGTTCCCAAATCTCACCAGAAAACTTTTCGCGGTCCAGAAGGGCATCAATAGCCCAATCTGGAGTCGCGTAGAAGTCATCTTTCTTCCGGTTAGGATTGCCTGAACCAGCAAGTCTTGTAAATTGTTCCAAACTCATGAGAAGAAATCTTCAAGTGAACTGACATGTTCTGTTTTCCAATTGATACTGTCGAGAATGATTTTGAGAGGTTCAAGAAATGATTTCTCAAATTGTAAATCATAGTCTACATACTTCTCTATATCAAGCTCTTTTGGCACAATCGTAGGAAACGAAATGACATTAGACTGAATTGTGTTTGGTTCTTTAAGATAAAGAAACTTGATCTTTTCACCTTCCATGATCATCGGATAATTCTTGTCTAGTTTCTTGCGCTTGATCAGATCATTATACATCAATGAACCACGAACGTGAATAGGTGTGCCTTTACCAAAGATAGATTTAGCATCAGCGAACTTACCAAGTCCATTCACACCACGAGGAAATGCAATATCAGATATTGACTGTCGTCTAAACTCTTGTCGATAAGTTTCAATCATATCAATCATATCATCTTCGGACTTGTTCAGTACAATATCAATAGCTTCCCACATGATCTTGCGGCAGTATGCTGGCGTTGAAGACTTGATCATCTCAAGACCCATCACCTTTACCTTAGGCTTTGCATACTCAACACCTTCGTTGTTATAGACATTCATGATGTAACGCTTCTTGGCTGTCCAGATACCTTTGTCAGCAAGAGCTTCACGCTTCATTTGCATCTTTTGTTCGTAGGCATTAACATACTCAGCAAGCTCAGAGTAAGCTTTGTCAATAAACGGTTGAATGCGATCTTCACATACCTTGTCCATGAACTTGATGATTTTCTTTGTGTCAGCAGTTGGGTTCTGCTCAACAATAGTCTTGCTGACCAATTTATCAAGTGACAGATAAATGCTATCCGTATCTGATGCAATAACATAATCTTCTTTCTCCGTCTTGAGTAGCTTGTTCATATACTCATTTAGCTTATTCTCAATCCAGCGAATAGACAACTGACCTGCTGTAGTAATAGCAGACGCTTGTCTCACATCAAAGAAACGAAAGAACTCATTACCTAAAGCACCATAAGCTGAGTTCAGAGAGACCTTCTTCGCAAGTTGTAGATTATTATACCTTGCAATGCGTTTCTCAATGTCATATCGTTTTGTGGAGTCGGTTTCTTTTTCAAGTTCTTTCTTAGCTTCGATAGCTTTCTTTTTATATGCGCTACGGTCATTGTACATTGTTTCCATAAGCTCAGGTAAAAAACCATGTCGTTCTTTTGTGAAAAACTGACCATTCGGAGTCAGTGTTACATTAGCAGTCTTAAGCACACTAGTTTCAATCTTCTGCTCAAGAAGATTATCAACGTTTACTGTGTTTCGAGTGATAAACTCTCTTAGTGTTCCATCATAATGCACCGGCTCAATGATGGTGTCAGGGCTAATGTTCCACTGCATAATGAGATGAGGGTACAGAGAATTGAGATCGAAGCTTGCGACCCACTTATGCATACCAATGAGAGGGTTTTTAACAAATGCACCTTCATACATACTGTCTTTCTGATGTGTGGTGTTCTGAGGAATAACGATCTTCTTCTTTCGAAGATGATTGAAGATGATGATATCCCACATGCGAACCTGAGTGAACGCATCTTCATAATTTGTTTTGGAGTCATATGCCAAGGTCAAAACAAGTTCAATCAGCTTCAACTTGTCATCAAGCTTATCGATGAGTTCAACGTCACGAATGTTATACTCAATGAATAGCTGAAAATTGTCACGATATAGTGAGTGAAGATTACCATACTCTTCATATGAAAGCTTACGTTCACCCAATTCTACATTAGCAATCGCATCAAGTTTATATGACTCTTGCGACTTACCATTAGGAGCATAACGCTGATACAGATCAATATAGTCAAGAGATGCTATACCCAAAATAGAGTATGTCTTAAATTGACGACCTGGACCAAAGTTAACTTGTCTCTCGTTGATAACACCCCAAGGAGAAAGTCTCTTTGCAGTTGCTTCACCACACAGTTTCGTAATACGGTTTACAAGATATGGAATATCGAAGAACTTGATATTCCAACCAGTGATGATATCGGGATAATTCTTGTTATTAGACCAAACATCTAGAAACTTATAGATCAGATCAAATTCATCTCTACACTTCACATATGTAACGTCTTCGCGGTTGTTGATGAAATCACCGCAACCGAAAACGTGAAAGCCAAGTTTTGTCTTGATGGTAATAGCAGTGATTGGTTCATTAGCAACATCAGGTTCTGGAAAGCCGTTCTCACTGCCCACCTCAATATCGATGTTTGCTACGTTTATATCTGCAATGTCCCAATCGATATGTTCATCAAAGTTATCAGCAATGAACGAATATTCATAACGCTGATTACCGAAGATTTTAAAACCTTCTACACCCTCATATTGCTTGATGAAATCACGACAGTCACGAATGTTACCTGGCTTGATTTCAGAAACAAATTCACCATGAATAGTGTGAAACCCTGTATGGGTTTTTGAAGACACATACAGGGTTGGGTTATAATCGATTTTCTTTGTTATACGAAATCCGTTTTCGATGCCACGATACAGGATACGTGAGCCGTATACCTGCACATTAGTATAGAATGAATTTGTCATTATGCTCCAGGAAGAATGAGTTTACTCGAAGGTGCAATGATGCCACCAAAAATAGAATTGTACTGATTAAGGAAATCAGATACAGGGTTCATTATACAGAGAACATGTACCCTGTCAATCGTGAAGTCTTTATCTTCAGAGAATTCTGCCCATGGTGCAATACCAACATTTGGTGTGTTTGGATCGACCTTAGATGTGCCAAGTACCACAATGCGGACAGGATTCTTCATCACCAAATTGTCTCTGTCAAAGTGAAGAACTTCTGCCAGAATTTCATCACGATTAGTTAGCTTAATAAGTTTTACATTGCCTGCCATTATTCAATTTCTCCTACGTAATCAAAAACACCAACTGTTGTCCACTTCTCTGGGGTATATGTCATTCTAGATCCACTTTCGGTCTTATAGACATACTTGTTGTCATAATCCATAATTTTAGCAAGCTTCTCCCACTTGCCGTCATACTCACGTTGCTTCCATTGTGTTTCGAGAATATTCATAGTATCTCCTTAATTGAACTTAGTTCCACTCATCTTTTCTTCGGTAGTCACATACACCATACGTTCTTCATCATTAGTATAGTATACTGGGTTCATACCTGCTTGTCTATAGTCATCGCCCCATTTCAGTGCTGTGTGAAAGTTGCTATCGGGACCCATAATCTCTGCGGCTTGTTTTAGAATTTCTTCGGAAATAGTCTTGTATGTCATAGTTCTATTCCTTCTAGAGAGTTACCAAACTCCGTCTTCAATTAGGCCTGCTCTGCCTTCATTGATAAGATTATTTATACAGTTATCGCAGATGTTACCTGTATCATAAAATGGTCCGCGCTTAAGAGCGTACCGTTGCATATCGTATCGTGAACCGTAATGAGCAAGAATGTAGTGTGTGCCACTATGCAGATAGAGAGTTGCAGCACAACCATTTGCTTGCTCTGTTTCATCAAGATATGGCATAGCTTTATACTCAGTATTGCATGTGTTACACTTCATAATCAGTCCCACAGATTCTGATAGTATTTACCGAAGAGAATAAATCCGTTCTGCTTGCGCTTATGATAAGCATCAAACTTTTCTTTGTTGAACTTGCCGCGTTCACGCTCACGCTTTTCAGACCAACATAATTCTTCTTTTTCAACCACAGTGCCATCAGCTTTCAAAACACTGTAAGTACGAGGTTCAATCGCTTCATCAGGAGCATAAGGATCATAGAAATTCTTATCGCTTTCATACTCATCAAGCTCCTGCTCAAAGCTCCAAATCATCTGGTCAATAACCCAAAGCCACTGAGATTGAAACTTTTTGTCCACCGCTTCAAGTTCTTCTTCAGTGGCATTCAAACTATGATCAAAACAACCATAATCAAAGACTGCTTTCTCTCTTTCAGAGAAACGAAGATGTTCAGGCAAATCTTCTTTATCTACAAAAGGACTGCCATGCTTGGTATCCCTAAGCTGCTTCAACATAGGAAGAGTGATATGTGCCAGCGTGTGATCCATTGACCAAGTGTCATAGTTATCAATGCGAACATTGATCTTACGCTTACGATTACTGACAAGCTTGTTGATTGTTGCATCTAAAACAGTCTGACACCAGCTTTCAAGCTTTTCAAGAAACTTGTCAAAACGAGTGGTGCTTTCTTCCCACTCATATCCATATTTCTTGTTCATATGCTTGTAATGGAAATCAGCAACGTAACGATTGCCTACATGTGGTCCAATATACACTTTCATTGTTCTACAATGTCCTTTAAAATTTGATATGTGTCTTGCCAGTCTCTTACCCAATGCGCGTGATCAGCTAATAGATAGATTGTATGATCGTTGCCACCCACTTCACACTTATCACCAAAGAACGTGAAGGGATATACATACTTTGCAATCTGAGACTTATCTTTGCCCTTCAAAAAGATATCAATACCAGTCTCACCACCAACTACACAATCGAGTCGTGGGAACATACTGTTCAGTCTCTGACATATAATTTTACGTTCGTTTGTAGCATTGTCCCATTCTATGTACTGATGTCTCTGCACTTTGTTTGCATTACGTCCTACTATAGAAAAGTTGACAGTGCCAATACGTTCTTCAATATGATTACCAGTACGAACAGAGAAGCCTGAAATCATTGCTTCATTTTCAAGTGCTTCTCTTTCTTGTTCAGTAAGCTTAAAGTGATACTGTTGAATTATCAGTCCTCTCTTGACCAAGAGATTACCAGAGCAATTGAAGATTCCTTCTACTGCATAGCAGATATCAGAACCCAATTGCTCTTCGGTTTTCTTGTAGTCTGAACCAGTAACAATGTAGACGGGATGTGTCCTACAGAAGTTTAGAAAGAATGATTCAAACTCAGAGTCGATCAGACCTCTAGACGGAGTAAGAGTCCCGTCTACATCAAAAACGTAGTTCATGAATTGCTACCAGACTTTCCTGTTGCAGTTCTGATTTGCTCAGGAGTGATTACCATACAAGTATAATATGTGCGGCCTGAGTTTGTGCCAACTTCAATCTGCTTTTGGTCTACGAGTTCACGACCAGCAGCATTGCATTCTTGCTCATTGTTGTATAAGGGAGAGTTAGGATAATGAACATCAGTGTAAACATCACCATTGTTCATTACAACATTCAAAACGATAAACCAAATCATGTCTATGCCTCATTATTTAAATTGGAGCGAGGTGCGGGACTCGAACCCGCTTCTACAGCTTGGAAGGCTGGGGCACAACCCATATACCAACCCCGCGATTGATAGTATTTAGTTAGCTAGATTAGCAATTCCACGAAGCCACTTATATTCTCTTTCCACAAGAATAAGTGCTTCCTTTTTATTTCCACGATTCCAATAGTATTCAGCTTCAATGAGGTCAGGCTCTTGTTCTACATTGTAGCCGCGAGACTTGACTTCTTCGATTAGTTCGGAATCTGTCCATTCAGAAAGATCAACATCAATCTCAACGTGTTCCGTAAAATACTTGGTGCTAGCCATAACTTCCTCTATGTGTGTTTGAGTTATAACAATATACTATAGGAATCAGATCAAGTCAACAGAAATCACTTTCCTTTGCTTCTCGGCTTCTTTGCGATCTTTGGTGCGTTTCCTGGCGACTTTGGCGATTTCGATTTTTCTTTCTTTGTTGGCGTAGAACCATTCTTCGATTTCTTCAGCCGTCCTGCCGCATCCTCGGCATATTCTTTTAGTGTCTTCATATTCACACACCTTCGTACAAATAGAATTATTAGACATGCACTTTTATCTTTTCTAAACAGCGATCAATACTTTCATCCACTTTAATCTTGGCTTCCCATCCTAACATCTGCTTGACCTTTGTGACATCAGGAACACGAACACGCACATCATTCTCATATTCTGCAATGCTGTCAAACACAAGAGCATTATCTTCAATCATACCCTTTTCAACAGCAATATCACGAATAGTAAGAGCAAGTTCAGACATTGAAATTGGTTCTTTATTTCCTAAATTGAAGATTTCGTTCTTCGTTGTTTCAGAGAAAGAATGTTGTGCAATTGCTCTTGCAACATCATCAATCCACGTGAAGCAACGAATTTGCTTGCCGTCTCCAATGATAGGTAAAACTTGTTTCTTTTCTATTACGATATTTTTGATATAGTCTGCAAAGACATGAGATATGCCTACATCACCTTCAGACTTCTCATAAGGAGTTATGATATTGAACGGACGCCAAATCGTATAATCAAGATCATATTGCTTTTTGTATGCACGTGATAGTCTCTCACCTATAAACTTAGACATTCCGTATTCGGTGTGCGGTGCAGGAAAAACATCTACTTGATCTTCATAAACAGGTCTAAAAACATCTTGAGGACAATTTTCATATACCATGCTTGAAGAGATGTAAACGACTCTCTTCACTTTCCAATTATATGCAGACTCTAAAATATTACCATGTAAAGTCACATCATTATAAAGAATGTCTGCACAATACTTGTTGAAGCCACCAACGCCGAATATCCTTGCCGCTGCTTGAATGATATAATCTGGTTTGTATTTACCTATTAGAGAGTGAACATCATACGCATTTGTCAAATCTAAATTCTCGAATAGATAACCCTTTGCGATATTCAATCGTTCATTGTATCTGAATAAATTGTCAACACCAATGACTTCATGTCCTTGATCTAATAGATAAGGAATGACAGCCTGCATCAGACTACCTTCAGATCCTGTTACTAAAATCTTGCTCATGTGTAAAATATTCCACTCTTTGTTTTCTTGCTTTCGTCTAAAAATTTCCATGCATCTGCAATGAGAATGTTTGTCTTCTTTGAAATGTGTTCATCGTAAAACTTCTTAAACTGGTTGTGAGGAGTCATCACAACGAAGGCATCATAATCATTTATATCATGGGTCGGCCATACATTGTCGGGATGTGCGATATATGGATCAAAGAATGCATACGCAATACCATGTCTCTTACAAATCTTCGCAAACTTGAAGCTAAGACTATTACGTGCATCATCACAATCTGCTTTAAATGTTGCACCAAGTATACCAATTCTCTTCGTTTCAGGTTTTTCTTTCATTATCGCGTTGAACATATATTGAGGCATTCCTTCATTGATGAGGAATGATGCTTGAATCAGTTCTGGATAAGGAACATTTTCAAGTAAAAACTTACCGTCTTTAAATAAACACGGACCACCTACATTTGGGCCAGGTTTAGGTAATGCCATACGAGAATAGTTCTTGTTTACAGAATCAATAACCTTATGAACATCTAATCCTTGTTCTGTGCCAATCATGTAGAATTCGTTTGCGAGAGCAAATGTCACATAACGATACATATTTGTAATAAGCTTACCAAATTCAGCTTCACGAGGAGTTAGATGAATGCACTCTTCTACGAATGTAAAGATTTCTTTTGCAGCATCAAAAGCTTCTTTCGTTCTTGCACCAATCAACTGAGGAAACTTCTTACTTTCAACAATACCTACACCTTGTGCTACACGCTCAGGCGCGAATACAATATGAAAAGGAACATCAGTTTCATCAAACAAAATACTTTCTAGAAGATCAGTAGTTCCAGGAGCAACTGTGCTTCTCAGTATTACGACTGCGTTTTCTTTGAGATTAGGAGCAAGATCATACTTCACGAAGTCAATGATATCATCAACTCTAGGATTACCTTCACCATCAACAGGAGTACCAATCATGATTGCAACAGCATCACATTCTACTAAGAGTTCTGTGTTTGTTGTATAAGTCAAACGATCTGTACTGAGCAAGCTCATTAGCAAGTCTTTTGCTCCCTCTTCTTTATGAGGTACAAAGCCGCCTAATAGTTGCATACATGCGGCAGGATTTCTATCAATGCCTATGACATTATGTCCAGCATCAGCCAATACAAGGCTGAATGGGAAACCTACGTGACCCGCGGCACCAATAACGGCTACTTTTTTAACCATCTCAAGTTTCCTTATTAAACTTAAGCATTGCGATATTCCATTCATCCCACTCTTCACGTTTGACGTTAATTGGATGAAGTTCAAAATCATTTGGATTCATCTTGTAGTTCATCAACAATACTGTTTGATCATCATCAATCAAGCCGCAATTAATCATGGACGATAAAGATTGCTTGTTATATGATAATTGTCTGAACCACGCCTCTTTACCACCAACTAAATGACATCCCATGATGTATACATCATTATGTCTTATGATATCGAAGATTGGTCTGCCAAAGTCAATGTCTTTTTTATTGAAGTAGTGCATCTTGTTAGGATCAAAGTCATAATCCCATATGTTAGACTTAGGTAAAGTCTTTTCACTTCTAACATATCCAAAGTCTAACCATGCAGCAATATTTGTTTTGATTTGGTCTCTTTCATATGCACCAACAACAAAATCAGTCTTTAGATAGTTTACCAACACATAATCTGCATTCCAATATTCTGGCATTCTTGGATCATTTACAAACTCAATGTACTCTCTGCGACTCTGAATTCTTTCAATCACAGGCTTAGCACTCTTTACTATTTCACTAAAGTCAAGAGGAACAACAACTGTTCTAGAACCTGGAGACTGCTTCTCTCTTATCTTAGAGATGATTTCAGCGTGTTCTTCTGAACAGTATATAATCATATCGTTTCTAATCTTGGCTAGATTTTCAAAGTAGCTGAAATAACTTTCAGTTGATCTTGGAATATAATGTGGTGTATCGATACCATGTGAAGTTTTATTCCAATTGCTCCTGCCAATATCAAAGAAGGCTGTGACTACAGTAATGTTACTCATAAATTTATCCTCGTCATTATCATGGAATCCCACCATGTTAAAAATACTTCCATATCCATAAACTTGTTAGGTTTATTACCTCTAAACAAAGGTTGATTTAGCATATGATAGTATAGATCATCATTGCTGTCAACTTCAATCACTCGCTTTAAGAACAAGTGATCGTCTCTGTAATCATGCCAGTTTATCACAGCTTCTGGATTGAAATCCATTTCAAGAGTTGTGCTTCCCCAATAGATAGGAACAGTTCTAGCATAAGCAGCTTGGATAATCTTTTCTGTGATGTATCCAGGATAACTGCTGTTCTCAAAAGCTAAATGAAACTTTCTTGTTCTAAGAAAATCTATCTTTGCAGAAGTTGGTCTAGGAATAACATAACCAATGTTATTGAACAAAGGTCCAGCACTGTCAACTTTCTTATAGTTGTTAAGCAGATTGAACAGTTGGTTTCTCTTTTCACTATTTGGATTACTTACGACAAAAGAAGCAAAGCCTGTCTTTTCTGCTGGTTCAGAAAGATTAAATGGTGTAGAAAACCCTTGTTCATTTACGAGACTGTTTATCTCATGAACATAAAGAGGTAATCTGAAATGATACGGTTCATCTATGTGGTCGAACGTTATAGCAGCATGACACTTATAGTTCCAAAATCTTCTGTTCTCACCAGTAAAGAAGACCTTGAAGACTTTTGCTGAGTCATACGATTCATTTTTGTTACCAAAATTTTCATCACCAAAAATCAATATATGAGGATCATTGTCGTCACGAACAACATCATACTTCTGAGATAAAATAGAAATGAACCAATCTGGACTCATTCCAAAATCTGCGAAACCTACTCTAATTTTCTTTTTCATAATCTATCCTTTAAATGACTATGCAGATATCGTTCTTCTGATATGAAGCATTATACATGATGTTAGAGTCAAAATTACCATTGTCAAAAATTTGGCATGGCTGTATAAACTCTGCATCATTAAGCTTTCTTGTAATGGAATAAACATAGATGTTCAGTAGATTATTACCACTATTTACAAACTGGAGGTGAACACTGATTATTTCATATCCATTTGCTTTTGCCAGTTGCTTGAAGAAGATGGGAGAATAGTTAAAGAACCCGTGATTGATATCAAAACAAGGAACAGTAGATAACATTACACCACCAACTTTACATAGGTCGTGCATGACATTGAATGCATTTGTCTGGTTTATCAGATGTTCTGTTGTTCCATTATTGACAACAAGATCATATTGACCTTTCTTGTCATCAGGACAACGATCTACATTCAAGTCTAGTTTTAACACATAATCAAGATCATTATATGTGTCTAAGTCAATAGCGAGATAGTCAAACTCTAAATCTTTGTAGAACCTTTGTGCTAACATTCCAGAAGAATAATCATCAAAAGACGCATTCTTACCAAACAGTTCAAAAACTTCTTTTAGAAAATCTTTACTGTCAGGATATGTTTTCTCATTAGGCACAAATTCATTATTGACTATCTTACCTGATATTCCTGAAACATGATAATGAAGTTGTGAAGCTCCTATGTCTGCAACAGAAAGCTTTTTAGAGAAATCTAAGATTCCATTTCTGTGTAGATCCATCATGTTCAATACATCTTCTCTTGTAGTACCCATAAATAAACCTCACTTATACCAATACCAAACGTCACACTCTGTCTCTAAGATAGTCTTATTCTTAGAAGAAGCAAACTCTATCACTGCCTCGTTGATGCACTTGATCACTCTAAAATCATGACCTGAAAATATACCACCATCTTTAAGCTTAGGATAGTAATTCGTCATGTCTTTAGTAACTTGCTCAAACGTATGTAGACCGTCAATAAATACAAAGTCTAGAGAGTTATCTTCGATATTAGAGACAGCATCATCTGAATACTTTCTGAGAAACTTAATTCTATCACCAAACACCTTTGTGTTATCTAGAAACTGCTGATATATGTTTTCTCTTTCGTTTAGATTTGTACCATTCCAATCAATGTAGTTAACATAAGGATCAATGCAATATAGAGTAAGATTTTTATTTGATTCCATCAAAAATCTTGTAGTGAATCCTTCAGCCAGACCAATTTCAACACCTACAGGATTTTCTAATCCTTCAATCATCTTACCAAGTCCGTAACCAGAACACTTAAACTTTGGTGTTATTCCAAAATTACCAGTAGAGTTATAATAAAAAGAATCACTCATCTATACGTTCTCCATTTGGTGCTAAGTTGCCGCATAGTCCTATTTTTTCCATTTCAATAGGAGCAAAGGCATTAAAATATTTGTAATAAGCATGTTCTATGTCCATCGGCAATGTAAGACAATCGCGGATAACATATTTCAGCTTTTCTATCGTCTGATCTAATAGATCATAATCAAAATGAAAAAGTCTTGATTGATATACATGATCTACGCCAATATAATCTGATTGTTCTTTTGGCATCCAAGTTTTAGTAGGAACAGTAAACACATACTTACCTACATGTTCTAGACCAGGAACAAAGTTATCAGTTAGTTGATATCTACCTGATATCTTATATATTCTCTTTGTTTTTATTTCATTCTCACGAATCCAATTCAACGACATCATAAAAGAAATGGATTCAGCAGCACTTTTTACGCCCGCTTCTGAAAATTTTTTGACGTTTTCATCTCTGCCTGTAAAAAGAACAACCGTGTTTCTCTTTACTAGTTCATCAAAATATTTACTTTCTGGTTCAACAGAAGACGCATCAAACAAAATCTTTTGATTGTTAGGCATATACTTGTCAATTGAATTCAAAGTCTCAATCGTTTGATTAAAACGGTCTTCTGTTGAGTAAATTGAAAGATGATTTGGACAAACAAGCGCACTGCTTATCACAAAGATGGCATCGTTCATATCTTCAGCCACTTCTCATTAGCGAGTGTCCAGTTAACGACTTCACTGATTCGATCAGACAAAGCAATCTTTGGATACCAACCAAGATTTCTCATATACTCACCAGATAAAGCATAACGAAGATCGTGTCCAGGTCTAGATGAATGGAAATCTATCAATTCATAATTCAATTCTTTACCTTGAGACTTTGCAATCATTAGAGCCAAATCTAGGTTATTGATTTCTTCAGCACCAACAATATTGAACTTAGGGCACTTAGCACCACCATAGTCATCAATGTGAATAGAGTTTCTATCAAGGTTTAGAATAAACATGAGAGCAGACGCAACATCCTTGGCATGAATGTAATGTCTTGAACCTGGAATTGTTTTAGTCTTGTCTGAGTGAATGTAAACCTTCTCACCAGTATTGGCTCTTCTAATGACCATAGGAATAAACTTTTCAGGATGCTGACGCTCTCCAAAAACATTCATAGTATGTGTGATGTAGATAGGAAGCTTGTATGTATTTTCATATGCAACACAAAACTCTTCAGCGGCAGCCTTTGATGCTGAATAAGGATTAGTTGAATTGTACCTATCAAATTCTTTATAGTTAACACCGAAAGGTGCAGGACCAAATACTTCATCGGTAGAGAAGTATACAAAACTTTCAAGATTCTTAAGAGTTCTGGCATACTGCAATAGGTTCACAGTGCCAAGTGTATTGTCCATCAAAAACTCAACAGGATATTCAATCGAACGATCAACATGTGATCCTGCTGCCATGTGTAGCACAATGTTAACATCACCAAGCAGAGAATTGATAAGCGGATTGATTTCGGCTCTCAAGTCGTGATACACAATCTTCACTCTTGACTTGACAGACTGGTCATATGACTGAAGTATATCGTAAAGCCTATTCAGATTTCCAGAGAAGTCTAATCTATCAAGACTGACAATCTTCCAATCTGTTTCTCTTAGAATTGTATCGATAACATGATGTGCAATGAAACCTGCACCGCCTGTAATAAGAACTGTCTTTGTCATTTAATCCTCACGTATTAATTATATTTTTTATATATGGCTTCTGCAAGCCCGTTCACTCTATCATATTGATGAACAATGACAGAAGGTAATCCAGTACTATGAGTATAAACCACACCATCTATGATATCTGGTTGATTTACCATGTACTTCGTTCCATATAAAATTATGGAAGTAGGATCATTTTTTTGACCAATATCACCTGAGCCAGACCTTATTGCATGAATAGTCGTAGCTAAGTTTGTTGTCCACCCGGAATCATTAGACAATAGCGTAACATTCTGTGAGCAGAACTGCAACTGAATAATGAAATTATATACTGCCTGATCAACGATATTTATACGTCTGTTTATACTCAATTGATACAGAAGCAACAGCAAGTCTTGCACCAGAGCTTGTGTTCCAGCTATGACACCAACATTAAAAATCTCATTGTATTGGATCTTATCATAGACTACAGGATCAAATGAAGACAAGAAGTTATTGTGATTCCAAGATTCATCCTTATATCTAAGTCCTTCACCTGCTGCAATCAACCCAACATCTCTATTCTCAAAAGTCTTTCTGATATAGTCTATAGGATTAGATTGAAATACAACATCTCTGGTATCAGTCGTAATAACAAAGTTATACTTATCAGAATTGATTCTGAGATAGTTCCAAATATGAAAAAATCTTTCTACATGTGGTGCTGTAGTAACATTGGCGACAACATTACCATTTTGATCTTGTCTACCATACAACTCAACTTTAACACCCTCACTGCGGAGTTTATCTATTGTTTCTTTTGTGGTATTTGTTGCAACGAGAACTATATCTCCTGAGAAACCAGACTTCTTGATCGAATTGACCCAATACTTAAGATCGTCCCATCCATAGTTAGAAGCGCCACCTATGATCAAATCTTTATTCATCATAACTCTCCATCATACTTTAAAATAAAAATCATCCCATCTTGAGAACTCAATGAACTTTCTCTCATAACCATTTTTCATCATCAGTTGGTAAATTCTATCTCTGAACTCTACATTGAAGTTATGTTCAACAGTAAAAGTTCTAACGTCATAAGATTCGTTTGCAGAAAAAAACGATTCTAGAATATCATACTCACTACCTTCGGTATCAACAGAAATGTAATCGATAATATAAGGTGCTGAGTGTCTATCAAGTAAATCAACGAGACTTACAGTCTTAACGCTGATCAGAGAGTTTTCTTTTCTCTTCATTCGGTGTTCATCGTCATCACCAAAACCTTGTATAGTGGACAGACATGCATCATCAACAGCAAGAAAATCTAAAGTCTTGTTCGTTTCAGTATAGACACAATCAAATGATATGTCTGTGTTTTCGTCATCTCTGTTTTGCTTTAGACTTGTATGCCAAACAGGATTAGGTTCTGCTAGAATACCTTTCCAGTTATAATCTTTCGACAGCAGATATGTATTACTTCCATCTACACCATCGGTGGCACCAAACTCGACATAGAAACCATCTCTTTTGAATCCGCTTTCGTATAGTGCCCACACATCTTGAAAATTTTGTGAAGTTGATTCGTTACATAGAGATAGACAATGACCTAAAAACTTTATGCTCTCATTCTTTTTGACTTCATCTTGTTTTACAGTGTATAAAAAATTTATCAAATCCATGGAAGTTGACCTTTGTAATGCTCAAGTTGTTTCTTGTTACCTTCAATGAAGAAGTTTCCATTAACAGATTGTGGATTGTTGTCTACACGATAGCATAGTGTATGCTTACCATTCGTGTCCCACTTGCTCATCTCTCTAATCTTATAGAGATATCTGCGATCTTCACCCCATGCACCAGAATGCCAGAGATGACAAGTCAATTGAATAAACTCGCGCTTGAAAGCAAAAGCAGATGTATCTACAAGATACTGAGGATTGTCGTGAGTGAAGTAGATAGGCCAGCGACCCAAGCTCTCACAGTTATCATCGACAATATACTGCTTGTCTGGAGTATAAATCTTGCGAAGCGAATACGCCCAATCAAGATTGTTCTTTTCAATTGTTTGAACAAGAGTTGACACATGATCAGGTTCATACCAGTTATCTTCATCAAGAAAGAAGATATAATCTGAATCAATGAGATGTGGAAAAGAAGCGTAGATGCGTTGACCATTGAAACCGTTTGCACCAGTATTATAAGGTGTATATGCAACAGTCACATTGTCTTGAAGCACCTCATCGTAATGAAGAGTGTTTGGAATCTGATCCATGACTGGACTGAAATGCTCAGGACCGTCAACAACGACAAGATGTTTGATATTTTTGTATGTTTGATTGGCAACGCTCTTTAATGCGTCAGTGAGTTTTGGTGAGCCAATAGTTGGTGTGATCACAGTCACAGATTTTTCAATAATGAGTTTCATGATATACCTATAGTGAAAAGAGAGACACTAGTATATAGCATCTCTCTTCTATTGTCAATTAGTTGAGTGAGATAAGACCTTTTTCAGTCAAGTAACCTTCTTCACCGATTGCGTCTTCACTCTGATACTCTTCCATAAATTCTTTCAAGTTTGGAATAACATCAAAGTGTTCGTTCTTGAAATACACAAACAATGGGCGAGAGATAGTATACTTACCTGCCTTGATTGCATCATACTCAGGAGCAATACCATCAACTGTAGCGCCCTTTACAGTAGATGAACTTTCTTCAAGGAACGAATAGCCGAAGATACCAAGAGCATTTGGATTATTCTGTAGCTTCTGAATGATTAGAGTGTCATTCTCACCAGCTTCAATGAATGCACCATCTTCACGCATAGACTTACACATAGACTTTTCTTCATCTTCGGTAACAGTCAATTCGTTGGCCTTAATAGCAGCCTTACATGCCTTTTCCATCACAAGTTCTACAAACGAGTCGCGTGTACCAGAAGTAGGCGGAGGACCAAGCACTTCAATCTTACCATCAGGCAATGCAGGATTTACGTCCTTCCATGTCTTATATGGATTCTCAACAACTTCACCATCAATGATTACAAACTTAGCTAATGCACGATAGATATCATCTTTGGTTAAGTTCATATCTTCATGTTCTTTTGCCATAGCAATAACGATAGCATCATAACCAATCTTGACTTCGGTTGTAGTTACACCGTTTGACTTACAAGTTTCAGCTTCGCTGTCCTTCATAGGGCGAGATGCGTTCACTGCGTCAGGATGTTCGTCACCAACACCAGCGCAAAACAACTTAATGCCACCGCCTGTACCAGTAGACTCAACAACAGGAGTTGGTGCTCCAGATGTCTTACCGAACTGTTCTGCTACAGCAGTTGTGAAAGGATAAACTGTGGAAGAACCCACAATGCGAATAGTGTCACGGGACGCATATGCTGCGCTAGTACCAAAAGCAATAAGAGCAACAGCCAAAATAATCATATTATTCTTCATACATTTCTCCATAATAAAACTGAGGGAGACCATTCCCCCTCAGTATGTAGTTTAGTTACCAGTTACTTCTTTGTGCATGAGACATTCGGTCCCATTCACGCTGAAGGTATTCAAGATGTACTTGATCTGTAGCTTGACTTAGAAAGTCATGCATACGTTCTTGTTGACTGCGAACAGAAAACAATTTCTTTAAGTATTTGACCATTACTTGTCGCCATACTTTTCTGATAAGAACTGCTTTGTCGCTTCACCATTATGTGAATCTTCTTTTTCACCAATGTTGATCTTCTTTGGCTTCTTCTCTTCAGGAATGAAGCGTTCAAGCCAAATCTTGAGCATACCGTTGATCAAGTCTGCATTCTTGACTTCAACTGTATCTGCAAGTGTGAACTGTCGAGTGAATGCTCGTTCTGCAATACCCTTGTAGATATAGTCAGCATCTTCTGATGAGACATTACCCTTGATGGTAAGTGTACCATCTTGCAGTTCAAGTTCAAGATCCTGCTTACCGAAACCGGCCACAGCCAACTCAATCACATACTTATTTTCATCAACCTTCTTGATGTTATATGGAGGATAAGTTGGAATCTTAGGCATGGCTTCACTCATCTCAGCAAGACGCTTGAGAATAGGTTCAAAACCAATTGTTGTGTTGAATTGCTTAGAAAAAGAAAAAGGATCGTAGATTAACTTGTGCATTTGTAACTCCTATTAAGCAAGTTGTTTAGTTATAGCTTCCCATTAGGCGAAGCTGGAGCGGGGGTAAGACTTGACACTCACATCGTTTGATTGGAACCAACCGTTTTCATTAAACTACCCCGCATAAGTGAGATACGCATTACTTCATTCTCACATCAATATATAGACAACATTTTAGACAATTTTAAGATTTTGGACTACCATCAACTACAGTTTCTTCAGAAGAAGAGATTGGATGATATATACCATCAGCAACATATTCATCATCTTGACGAGCTAATCTTTTACCTTCTACATAGACAAATGATGAGCACACTACCATAGGAGGTATATGCACGGGACAACCGCAAGGAATTGTAGTGTGACCAGTCATCTTATCACCAAATCTAACTACACCATAAGGCGGATTACCTACAAAGACCGTAGATGATCCTTCATCTGTAGCTTGAGTTGATGGATTATCACACCTTGGTAAACCACTCGGACATATTGTACCTGGTGTACCGTCTGGTGCTGCTACAGTATCTATACCACCCTTACGTGCTAGTCCTGGCATTACACTACCTTTCTTGGTCTTCCTCTGCCGCGCTTAATCGGTAGAACAATTTCTAAATCACCTGAAAGAGAGACACCAGTTGAACCTAGACCACCAACTCTATCTGTCTTCTTATTTGGCGCATCAAAAATTTCCCATAGAACATACTCTTCTTGCTTGATTAATTCTGCTTGTGCGATACGATCACCATCAAGAATTGAATAATCTACATCTGACAAGTTTGCTATGAGAATGAATGTTTCTTCAACATAATCTGAATCAATCACGGCTTCCATATTTGCAAGAACAAGACCCTGCTTTAAAGATAGACCTGATCTTGGATGAATACGAACAGAGTATCCCTTTGGGATATCAAAGATCAATCCAGTAGGCAACATAGCACGATCACCAGGCATGATACGAGCTTTACCATTACTCATTTGTCGTGTGTAAGGTGCATTGTATTGATTGTATCCTTTGAATTCAAATTTACCAGCACTCTGAAATGAGATATCAAAACAAGCCGACTGCCTTGTTGCGAACTTTGGTAATACGATATTAGGATGTGTCTTGTAAACGCTCAATCTATTCATAATATACTCCGTTGTCATTATTATCTTGAAATTTCTTCCCAATCCATGGAACCATGAACTTCTAAACCATCAGTCACTCCTGTAACTGAGAGAGTTAGAGGATAACCAGCTGTACCATTCAAAGAATCTCTTTCTAACTGGAACTTAAATAGTGCTTCTTTTAGAATATCGGTCGGCACGGAACTCTGAGTATCTGATGCCATATATCCTTGAGCCATTACTACGCCACCAGTTACAACATTGTTTGCTACCATGTTATATTCAACAGCCGAATCTGTACCAGCAGATGTAAACGTGTTATTAGCCAATGTTCCGTTACGAATGACTTTCCATAAAAACTTACCGTTATTACCAATACCCATTACTGATAATGCAGTAAGAATAACTATAGCATCTTTTCTGTCAGCTTTCAATCGTATTGATGCAACAACATAGTCTGTACCAGCAATAGGCAAGTTTCTAGGTGTTTTTATTTCTGTACCAATAGCCTGCTGGAATCCTCTGAGTTCGTAACCACCTTCTGAGATGACAGTAGAACACACCTGCTTCAATATGCTATTGTTGCCTGTAGTACCAACATTCCTAATCTCATATCTCAGAGGCAGAGATGCAGTAGTCATATATGTAGAAGTGATGCGATTGGCGTGATGAAAAGAGTGGCAGTGAATTAGTTGACCGTCGATTACAAATCCACAACGAACAGAACCAAGACCTAACCATTCAATATCTGTAAAGAGAATTTGTGCTTTACTCAAGTCTAAAGTTCTCTGAGATGGGCTACCCTCTACTGCACCAAGAAGTGTGTCTATATTCCAATCTGCTTGTGCAACTCTATTTTCAGTCACTACGCCAGATGATAAACTTCTTTCAACAAAATAGATATCGTTGTTGGCCTGTTCTAGGTAGATGCCGTTGTTTGCACCAAAGTATCCGACACGTTGTATTAGATTTGTCTGAGCATTGGCCATTACAAACGTATTCATTACCTGTAATGATTTACCAGGTTGATATGAGAAGACTTTGGTTGTCTCACGGATAATTTCTTGACTGCTAGTTGTACCAACAGAGAGATTGATTAGACCTTCGTTAGGAGAGAATGTGATTGTGGTACCAGAACTATTAGACTGTACCCAAAGTCCGTTGTCTCTATATCTGTGAGATGAATCGAATAGGGTTAATGGCATAGAAACTCTAGAACGACCAAATGCGTCTACGGACATACCAGACGGATTAGCTGGACCAACAAGATTGCCGTATTGATCGGCTAACATCATGACTTCAAAGATTGTAGTCTCTTGTGGTAGATACTTGTGAGTATCTTTACGGAACTGTGCCATACTATTCTTCCTTGCGTTTCTTGCCTATATTATATTTAGCTACAAGATTCCACTCGGACTTTTCTTTATGTGAAATGATCTTGATTTGACTTAGCGGTGAGACAGGATCTTTGGACTTTTCTTCATCTACAAGATTTGCTAGATTCCATTCATGAAGCAGATTAGCAATCGTATTCAATCGACCACGATCTTCATCCGAAAAGTCTGATTGTTTACCATCCAATATGAATAGCTGTTTGAAGTGTACTATGTAGTACTTACCCTGCTTGTGGAGAATATGACAGGATTGATATAGTGTCTTTTCTTTTTTTGAGGCTACACCGATGCGCGAAAGCGTTTCTTTAATCTTTAAGAAGTCATCTGGTTCATTTAGCGTTACCTCCACGAGTTCGCTTAGATTTATCATTCAAACCACCTTTATCTATTCTTTTTCTTATCTCATTTATCTGGTCATTTGAAAGAATTTTCATAGCTTCCTTTGCCTTTTCATCAGAGTACTGGTAGTACTCTTTGATAACTTCTATGTCATCAGCACTATCTTTTTTATGCCATTTCTGAAAAGGTCTTTTATATGACCTGATAGTATTTAGCAGATAGTGAAATTGAAGAAGCTTATCTGTATTTGGCATCTTGTTCATCTCATTTGAGAACAGAATGCAGTCATAATGATATGACAAAGCACGGTTGATAATGAATGGATTGTATTCTTTTTCATTATCAACCGTTATGACGTTCTTCTTTGTTTGCAGTATTGCAGGCACAACTTCTTTGAATAGATCAGTCATTAATTCCACTCCGAAACTGAGTATCTTTGAAGTATCTTACACTCTTCTTCAGTCATAGAAAAGAGTTCTTTCATGCTTTCTTGCTTGATAGGTATGAGTATCATATCTCTACCATCTTTCGTCTGATAGCCACTATACTGCATCTTCTTTGACTCAATGGCATAGACTTTACCAGTGCTGAAATGCTCTCTCTTTTTTGTTGGTATTGAAACAAAGAATACCCAGTCAGCATTGAGACACTTCTTAAGCTGGTTTTGCTTGAACGAAAATGAATCCTTGCTGACAAAGGGCACCTGAGTTTTGACCTCAATCTTCTTGTTCTTTACAATCATGTCTTTCTGACTGTCATACTGATCAATAGATGCCTCAACTACAACACCCTTTCGACTGAAGTAGTTGAGGACTATTGTCTCACCAGCGCGACCTAGCTTTGCCTGTAGACTATCGCTGTCAAACATATTCACATTCTACCATCATCTCAGTCAGACATGCAACAAGATTGATCTCTTGATCTGCAACGAAAGCCGACTGATACTGATACTTGGCAATGACGATGACAGCTTGAGGTATGAACTCAGGCTTGATGCTTTCTGACAAGCTATCGTAGATTTTACGAAACACTCTTGCTGGATCAATGTCAGAGTTCATGACAACCCACTTTCGCATTTCACCGAAGTTCTTTTCTTTTAGGTATTTAACCAGTTCACCAATCTTACGAACATCGGACAGTTGAGCAACAATCCCAGCATCAAGAGAACCAGAAGAACTATAACGCTGTAATTCATTAAGAGTACGGCGATAGTCAGGGAAATACTTTTCGATAATCTTAACAAGAACTGTCTTATCATATGTCACACCTTCTTCGGTAAGAATGAATTGAAGTCTCTTGAATAGTTGAGACGCCATTTCTTTCTTCTCTTCATTCTTAAGAGCAAATTCAATGACAGAGCAACGCGAGTGAATAGCATCAATCAGCTTTGCTTTGTAGTTGCATGTTAAAATGAACGTACAGTTATTGGAAAACTCTTCGATGGTGCCGCGCATTGCGGCTTGTGCCTCACCAGTCAGATAGTCGGCTTCATCTAGTATGATGACCTTCTTACCTGAAGTGAGAGATATCGTAGATGCATAGCCACGAATAGTTGTTCGTAGCATATCAATACCACGACTTTCTGATGCGTTAATGTACAGATGGTTGATACCAATTTCATCACACATTGCTCTGGCTACTGTTGTCTTACCGACACCAGCAGAACCAGTCAGCATGAGATTTGGTATCTCTTTCTTGTTCACAAATTCTTGAAAGACGTTCTTCAATCTCTCAGGAAGAATACAGTCATTAATCTTTTGAGGGCGATACTTTTCGACCCATAGGAAGGATTCGTTCATCAATTTTATCCGTCATGTTCTGAAAGAGTTCTTTGGCACCAGCACCACCAATATTTTGAATGTAGATTTCTTTGGCGGTCACTAGCATGTTTGATGCAAGCATTAGGACATCTAGAACATTATCGCTCATCATGATTGCATTGTCAATTGGCACCATGAGTTCAGCCATACGTTCTACAGTCTGTTTTCTTTTCTCTTCTTCAGTCATAGATCAATCTTTCATTATAGCGTGTTTTTAGCAATGCTGCGACACACTCATCAACTCTATTCATATCATATTTGAAATTCTCAAATGTTGGAATTTCATCTCTGTGTAAAACTTTAATCATGAAAGTGTCGGTCGATTTCACACCATGTTGTCTCGCTTTCTTTGCTGCATAGTGATCTTCATCATCTCGTGATCTATCTTGAAGTTCTTTGATAAATCTATAGATGCGCTGGGCAATGCTGTTGTTTGAATGTCCAGTGTACAGTGCTTCTAGCTTGTTATCAAGCTTTCTGTAGATCACATAAATTCCAGCGTGGTTCAAAGATACTTTTTGATTATTACCAGCAACGCTGTATGAGATGATGTTATCAGCATCAATATGCATCTGATAAAATGGCTTTCTGATACCAAGTGTGACCAGTTTCCTGGCCACATCTCGGTAACTCATGTATGTGTCACCATACAAGTCAGTTGGCATTACTTCATGACTCCATCATAGAACTCTTCGAAGCGGCGCTGATCTTCTTGCTCTTGTGCATAGTTTGCCTTGAAGTAGACCTTAGCCATGCGACGAATAGTCTTCTTATCAACACCAGTCTTTTCAGAGACATCATCAATAGCTGTCTTCTGGAAATCTCTCTCAGATGCAATCCGTGTCATACTATCATTCAATTCACGGATTGAATTGCGAAGGCGATCCTTCTGTTCATTCGTGAGAGATGAAATGCTAACATAGTTCTGCTGATTGTGTCCAATACCGCTCATTACTTTGCCTCCAATGCGATGAAATACCTGATCTTGTCCTTAAAGATGCCACTTCTGCAAGTGAACTTTGCAAACGCACCAAACTCAATCTCTACATCATAATCAGCAGGAAGAAGCTTGATGTTCTCAACCTTGAATGTGGCAGCGAAATCTTCACCGTTATAATCATTCAACTTGATTGACGCATAGTTTGATGTATCAACATTCTTGATATGTGTGTGCAGTCTGATTTCACCATCTTTACCAATCAAAGAGATGTTGCTGAAATTATTCATTGCAGCAAGACGAAGAAACTTCTGTAAAACATTATTGGTCAATACGAACGAAGCATCAACCTTCTTCATCTTCAGTTCCTTATCTGGCGGACTGATGATGTTGCTAGTCGGCGATGAGTAATAATTCAATTCGATTTCACCGTCACTCATCACAATTCGATTATCATAAAAAGTCAGTTCGGCATCACCCAGTGCTGAGACGTTACCTAAGAACTGGTTGAAATCATAGATGCCAAGCTGAAACGGAATAGATTCTTCAAAAGTTGCTTCAGCAAGAACCGACTTCTCAGAAGAAATCGTTCTCTGTACATTTCCTTTATTGAGGACAAGACCTGAATTGATTGAAGCAAAATTCTTTAGAACAACAAGAGTGTCTTCACTAAACTTCATAATATAACTCCTTATAGTTAAGCTGCAATGTTAGCAGGATTTCGTGGACCTGTAAAGACTTTTAGCATGTGAGCCACATCACCTTCAAGCATGGAAACAGTTCCTGTGTTATGCAGTTCATGATCCATGATTGAACCAATCCATGCCCACTCAGAATAGTGAATTGGATAATCAATCATCAGATCAGTATTACCTTCTTTGTTGGCATGATAAGCAACATCATACCACTCAGGGTCAAGGCCGCGCTTCACACGAATTACAAAGCCACCCTTATCTTGAATGAACTTGATTTCGTTTGGAAAACGAACGTCAGCAATAACTACATTAGGATATAGTTCCATCTTACGTTCAAGTGAATAGACCCACAAGTCTTTATGGAAGACATCACGACCTGCTTCAGTGCCCATCATCTGTAGAGCAAGACGAGGAGAAATGTTGTAACCAAATCTCTTTGACCACCATTCATCTGGAATTTCTCGCCATGCACGACTTTCATCTGTATCACCTTCTAGAAGACCACGCGGCCATCCGAAGATGGCCGCTGTAGCATCCTTTACAGTGTCAGCAAAAGAGAGCTTGTGAAAAGAATATTTGTTCACAAGTACATCTGCAACAGTACCCTTACCTGAACCAATAAATCCAACTACACCAATAATCATTAGAGGTTTCCTGTATGTTGAGCAATTGCCTGCATGTTACCAGTGAAAGCAAACGTACCGATGTGCTGCGTCTTCATCCAAGGACACAACCAGACCTGAAGTCCAATTCGTCTTGCATACTGACAGAACATATAATCTTCTGATAGATAGCGGTGTGAAGCGGTCTTTTCAATCTCAATCATCTTCTTGGCGTCTTCTGATACATTTTCTCCAGCAGAAGACCTGACAATGAGTGCATATAGATCATCGTAGGTGTAGCCGTTGTCGATCACAGTATCAAAGTACGCATGAATGTACCTAGAACCGTCAAAGTTTGCCTGTCCAACGTGGTCTGGCTTGTAGTTCTGCTTTGGATAAGCATCCTTGAACTTATCAAAGACTTCTCTCTTCACCATCATGAAGCCAGTACCAATCTCCATGACCTCAAGAGGCTCTGTAACTCTGAACTGCTTGGTGCCAGGCACGGGATTGAACACATAGTCACCTACCAGCATGTCCAAGACACCAGGAGCAACGGTGGGGTCTTTTACCATAGCCGCTGCTATGTTCTTCCAGTTGATAGACTTCTTAGGGTACGGCGCTCCAATTATGTCCTTATTCAGTGCAATCAGAGCAAGAATATCTTGCGGATCGAAGTGAATGTCAGAGTCGATAAAAAGTAGATGAGTGTACCCAGAACGCAAGAATTCATCTACAAGGTAGTTTCGAGCGCGGGTGATCAGGGATTCATTGAACAGAAAAGAGAAGCGGATCTCAATGCCGTTCTGCATACAGATGCCCTGTAAGTCAAGACAAGCCTTCATGTAGAGTCCGTTGTTCTGTCCACCATACATTGGTGTGGCAACAAACAACTTTGCCTTTCTCAAATCTTCAAGCTTAATAGTCAATTCCATAAGAAAACTCCATAGTAAAAAGGGACGCTAGTATATAGCGTCCCTTTGATAGACTTCACATATTATTAGGCTGCGAAGCGATAATAAACCTTGCTCTTACCATTGACCTGACGGCGGTCAGCCACGATATCAAAACCTTCGTTAACACGAAGATCATGAATGCGCTTCATGACGTTGGTACGAGGAACACCAGTACCACGAGCAATCATTGAAGCAGTAAGACCATTGCGCTTGGCATTGGTAAGAAGATACTTAGCAACCTTAGAAATCTGAGACATTCAATTTTCTCCATAATAAACGCTACCGTGATATTAGACTGGTGAGACGCGGTAGCATTACGTCTCACCAGTTTTTAGAACTTAGAAAGCAATTTCTTGATCGGCGAGCTTTTCAGCTTCTTTTTCTGCCGCTTCAGTCTTGGGAGCAAGAGTGTCATCAAGCTTCATGTAAAGATCAAGAAACGAGTTCTTGGTATCAATGTCGAAGCGGTTCAGACACAACTTGATTGACTTCTCACGATCTTGACCGAAGATGGTGTAAGCTTGAGCGATATGAACCAGACGGCGAGTAGAGATGATATCAGACACAGCGCCTTCGTAGAAGCTCTTGCGAATTACATCAGCCCACTGCACCAACTTGTCAGCAAAATCTTTAGCTTCAATACCATTCTCAGCAAAGACATTGTTGATGATCTTCTGTTCGACCTTGAGAGCGGGATACTCTTGCTCAAACGTGATAGAGAAACGCTCAAGAAAAGCTTCGTTCATCACGTTGGTACCGATGAAGCGACCATCATCAGAAC